ATCTGCCGCACCTCGCTCGCCGTATCGGCACTTAGAATTATGCGGTATTGCCTTATATTTTGTGTGGATTATGCGGGAACAAAAAACAGATTTTCAGGATTCTGTCTCTTTTTCTCTTTTGTTTACCTCTCTCTCGCTGGCTTCCACCATCGAGATCACGTTCAGCAGCACCAGCCGCACCACAGCGGGGTGCAGGCAGCTGTTGTTGATGGCGTTGATGACGGATTTTTGGAGCTCTTCAATTTTTGCGGTTGTGGTCATTTCATCACCCTTTCTGCCATCGGGGAGCCGGAATATTCCGGGCGCGGATAGCTTGTATCTTCGGTTCGCGTGCCGCCGCAGGCTGTCAGCGTAAGCGGGATGACCAATGCAAGCACCAACAGCAAAGCCAACGTGGCCAAAATCTGCATGAATTTCTGCATTAAATCTCCCTCCCGTTCACGCTCAAAGAACCGCATTCAATTCTGCCGGGGATTTCAAACTTGCTGGCATTGCAGTGGATGACCTTATCTACCTGGTCAATGGCAATGCCCACAAACTCGCTGGTGGCCCCGCCGGTGGAATAATCAAAGCTGGGGTCGCCGGTGGAGAACCAGCCTAAAAACGTGTAGCGGGAGTTATCACCAATATAAGATTTGCCGTACCGGCTGCTTAACACACCGGTCAGGTTGTTTTCCCAGTACCAGCGGATGCGCCCCGTGTCAATGTCCACACGAGTGCCAGCATCTTTGCCCATACGAATCCAGGCATTGTCCAGGTCATAAGTGGTTGTGCGCGCCTTATTGTGAATCTGCCCGGTGGTAATGTTTCCGCCGTTGATAATGGTCTTGTCCTGGTTCCAGGTACTCAAATCCGAAAATGTCACCACGCCGGATAGGTTGATCTGTGCGCTGGTAATCTCCGTTCCACCCGCCGTCAGCTTGATGGTGCTGCTGGTTCCGCTTGTGCTGGCCGTCAGCTTAATTTCGCCCACCGTCTGCTTGATCTCGGTTTTTGTTTCGGTGGTAGTCAGGTAATCGCCGCTGCTGGCCGTCCAGGCAGTGGGGGCGTTGCCCATCTGCACCATGGGGTGCATAATGGTCAGATCGTTGGTAACGGTGGCGTTGTCGTCCGCGGTACTTATAAACAGACCGTCTGCATAGCCGTCCGCGGTCGCCGTGAACGCCGCCCAGCGCAGCTTCCAGCCGTTGTCCAGCTCAATGTCCTGCTTCGCATTTTTGAATGCATTGCCGTAATAACTTTTTGCTCCGCTGCTGCTCTTGGTCTCAAACTGCAAAAACAGGCTGTCCGTGCCAGAGTTGAGCTTGTACAGTACCGATGCACAATAGGTCATGCCCTTGGCAATCATCAGCGTTTTGTCCGCGCCAAAGTGAAAGCGAGTGTTCTGCGCCTTATTGGTCACTCGGACGGATTCACCGCTGAGCGTGTATGTCCCTTTCTTTTTTAGGTCATTGCCGCCTGCATCCAGGGTCGCGTTGTTCCAGTCGTCGGTGCCCGCAATAATATTGTTGCCGCCGGTGATCCGCTGCGTTACCGTCTGAGTAATGCTGTCAGCTTTCTGGTCAATCGCGGATACTGATTCTTTAACGGTTTTGAATTCCCGCTTTGTGCTGTCCAGGTCGTTTGAAATGGTTGTTGTCGTTTCTTCCAGACTGCTGACTTTGGTGCTGATGCTATCCGCCTTTTGGCTGATGCTGGAGACATCCTTTTTCAGGCTTTCCACCGTTGCTGTGGTGGCGTAATTCTGCAATTTGGTGTCAACGGCATCATTGGCAGCGCTGGTAGCGGCGTCCTTCACGTTGGCCGTTACCGTTTCAGTCACTGACTTGGTGACTTCGGTTTTGATCTCGTCAGCGGTCTGGGAAAACAGGCTTTTTGCGCTTTCCTGGGTCAGATAGTCGCCGGAGCTGGCGTTCCACGCGGTGGGCGCGTTGCCGTATTGCAGCATGGGGTGCAGCAGCGAAAACTTGTTGGTGCAGTTGCCATTGCTGTCGAACTCGACAGTTTTCAAAACGCCGTTTTCGCGGGGGGTCCATGTACCATACCGCAGCACCCAGCCGTTTGTCTGCTTAATTTCGAGCTGGTCAGCGGTTTTTATGAAGGCAATGTAACGTTGTCCGTCATCGTTCGTAAACACAATGCCAAGCCGCAGCGCATCGGTGCCGGAAATGAGTTTGTACATAACGGACAGACATAGGGTAACGCCTTTGGTGATATGAGCGCTAACTGCGTTGAACTCGAACCCGCGGCTTGTGTTCGCATTGGTAATTGTTGCGCTGCCATCATCGCCATACGCCACGCTACTGTCAATGCCGACATAGTTGGCGTTCTTGAAGCTCTCACTGCCCAGGATCAGGTTGCCGCCGCCGGTGATTTTGGTGTCTTTTTTCACCTCAGAGGAAAGCCCGTCCACCGTTGCTTTCAGGTCGGTATACTTTCCGGTCAGGTCGCTGGCCTTTACTTCCAGGCCGTCAACACTGGTCTTGATCTCCAGCATTTTGCCGGTCAGGTTTTTGTAACTCTGGATGTTCACGGCGCTGGAACTTTCCCGGCTGGCGCTGCCCACGCTCTCAAAGCTGGCTTTGCCGGATGAGATTGTGGCGCTCATCAGGTAGGTGTCGAACTCCCGCCCACGTGCGTCCTTAACGTGCACGATCTGCCCGCAGGCAAGGCCGGAGCTGCTGGGCACCGATACTTTGCAGGGGGTGTAGGTCACGTTTTTCAGCACGTTGTACAGGTTTTGGACAACGCTTTTCAGGTTGGCTTCGGTGCCGGTTGTCAGTAGCAGGTTGCCCTGCACTGCATAGGTGTTGGTGGCAGTGGTGCTGTCGGGGTAGATGACCCCCACGTCACTGTCCGACTGCCGGATCTGGACTTTCTCAATGGCCTTGACCGTGTAGTCCTCGTAGCTCAGGCTGTCAGCATAATAGGCAGTGCTGTTGCTGGCACCGTCCGGGGTGATTTTAGCAGTGCTGCGCTTGTCTGTGTAGGTCAAGAATTGCAGCTTGCCGTCTGCATTCATGTGGGCGTAGCAGCCTGCCGCTTCCGCCGCCCAGGAGATAATCTGGCGGCAGGTTAAATCATCCGCATAGAATGCCTGCACGCTGTAGCTGCCATTGATGGGCAGGCTGCTGCTGGCCAGCGTAACCCCCGCCCGCTGGCAGGCCAGCTGAACCAGCTGCCAGATAGTTTTGGGGAACTGTGCCTGATTGGCCCGCAGCCAGCCGGAAAAGTCCGCATCCAGCTTGGACATGGTGTCATAGGCGACTACTTTATAAACCATGCTTGTGCCGGATACTTCCCGCATAAGCCCCTGATAATTTGGCTTTTCGCAATAATATATGCCGACTTTTGTTTTTGTGCCGCTGTCATTCACCCAGTACAACGTAAGCACATCGCCTTTTGCAATAAGATTGTCATCTTGCGCAAGGTATTCGACCTCTATTTCGTCTGTGCATGCGCTTCCAATCGTGAATTCCTGGCCTGAATTCAAGGTCTGCGTCAATGTGCAAGACAAAATAAGGGAAGAATCAATCTCTGTCCCATCGCTTTTGACAATCAGGTTTTTCAGCATTGATTCTTCCCCCCTTTACATCTCTACCATGTCAAAGGAAACATCGGTGTATAATCCGCCCTCGCTTGAACACAAGGTTTCGTTGTACAGTTCATATTTGCAATCACCTGTATAAGCGGACATCGTGCATGTCTTTCCCCTGTCTCTGAATGTTGCGGTATATTCCTTGCCCTGAACAAGCCCAACAAGCTCGTCCATTTCGTTCCCTGTCATGGCATTATATTTGATTGTGACTTTGCGCAAGTCCCGGCGCAGCCAATCAATGTGCATCACGCCGTCCTCTGTGCGGCCGCTGTTGGAGCCGACATAGTTCTCATGCGTGATTTCACACCCCTGCGGCTTGTACAGCGCAGTTCCGTTGACCGCCCAGTAACCTTTTGTGTCTTTGCTATTGAAGCTCATATCTTCCTCTTAGAAAGCGGGGCTTCCCGTTCTGATTTGTTCTCGGTGTGCTTCATCTTTAACGGCGCGGAATACCTCTCTGCCGTTAATGACAACTTTGGTATCACTGTTGCGCTCCATAATAGTGCCAAGCGCACGAATTGCTGCAACAACGTCTGCGGAGCCATTTCCAGTGCGGTATGCCTGCGCAGAAGAAAACTGCTTCCCGGATACTTCGACATCGTGTTTGGAAACGACTGTGCCCTCTGCGCTGACATTGACAGGTGCATCCGTAAGCTCCTTTTGCATGGAAGCACTAAGCCCTGCAACCTGGCGGATAACGCTGTTCTTGTTCCGTTCAATGCCGGATGCAAACAGTTTCATCATGTCAGGCATCCAGGTGTCAGCATCAGCCAAAGGGCCTTTATCAGGAACAGAAAAATGGAACCGTTCACTAATCCATTTCGCCGCATCTTCAAATCCCGATTTAAGGACTGTCCACGTATCGACAAAGCTATCTACAAAAGAGGAAGCGAAATCGCTGCCCCATTGTTTTGCCTTCTCTGGAAGGCCGGACAGTGCATTGCCGGAACGGGTTGCCGCATCTTCAACGCCAGATGCGGCATTACTTGCAGAATCTTTTACCGTTTCCGCATTTCTTCTTGCACCAGAATTGATATTGTCAAAACTTGCCGCATAAGTGCTTGCTGTATTGTTTGCACTTTGGGTCATTCGTTCTTTTGCGTTTTCCGCCGCACTACTCATTTGACCTGTGCTACCCTGTACGCTTTGTGCCGCAGCCGAATAGCTGGAACTGATTGTTGCAGCGGAATTTGTAGCAGACGTTGTTATATTACTGTTGGCACTTGTTACTGTTCCGGCAGTCTGATTTGCAGAATCTCTTACCTGCGCCATAGAAGTATCAACCTGATTTGTAGAGCTTATTACAGAATCAGCCATATCAAAGTTCCCGCTTTTGATATCCACAAGTTTTTGGGTGTAGGTATCAATCGCAGAATTGGCATTTGTAAGGGCTTCTTGCTGCGCCTGAACGTCACTTGTTGCGGTTTCGTAGGCTTCGTTCGCTTTGCTCAAAGAATCGGACAAAGCGTTATATTGCGCATCGAGACCCAAATCAGCCAGCATTTCACCCCATGTGGAAAGACCGTCACGATAATTGCTAAGTGCCGTTGTTGCTGTATCGACTGCTTCATTGCTCGCAGCAAGGCGGTCATTGGCGGCTGCAAGGTCTTGTTCCGCCTGAATCTGCGCCTTATATGCACTTTCCAACAAATCCTGCGCTGCTGCGGCGTATGCGGCCTTTTCAAGGCTTTCGATAAGGGCGTTTACATCGTCACGAGTTTCAAGCACCTTTGTTCCAGTTTCGTCCATGTGCAGCTGCAACCCTTCCAGGCCCATACCATTAAGGTATTCTACCTGGGACTGGAGCTGCTGCACTTCAAACGCAGATTTGTTCGACTTTTCGCTTAAATCGAAAATCGAATCGACAAGGGTTTGAACGCCTGCATACTTTGTTCCGACATCAGAAAAACTTTGAATTTTTTCGTTAAGTTCCTGCTGGCTATCCGTTGCCCGCTGAATGCTTGCGGTGGACTGGTCGATCATGTAATTCAAGGTCTGGCAGAACTGGCTTTCGTTCGCCATTTCCTGTCCGGCTTCCTGCATTGCACTCCTGTATCCCAAAAACGCACCGGCTGCCGTTCCCACCGCTGCAATCACTACACCAACCGGGCCAAGCACAATGCCGCCGATTGTCCCAAACAGGGCAAATGCAGCCACACAGTTTGTTGCGGCGGTTTTCAAATCCATTGCCCCTTGCCCGAATTTTTTCATTGCATCATAAGCAGTGACAAAGGTTCCGACCGCCACAGCAACGGCAGTAGCTACTTTCGCCCATACCGGGAGTGCGCTTCTGAACGATTGAAGCCCCAAAGAAAAAGACCTCAAAAAACCGGCCCCGTACTCCAGCGATGAAACAAAAACTCCCGCAGCTTTTTTCAATGCTTCAAAGACAGCGCTTCCCGCAGCGGCTTTAGTAATAAAATCCTTGAACTTTTTCAGGAATTTGCTGACAGCTCCAACGGCAAAAGCCGTTAATATAGCAGCGCCAATACCTTTTATAAGTGGCATAAACGGTTCAAGCACTTTTTTGATGTTCTCAAAAGCCTTTTGTAGCTTTTCAACCCATTTCGTAACCTTGCTGTTTGCAAGGTTGGCGAACATGTCATAGCTCGGAAGGCCAATGTCACCTAATCCGCTTCCACCTCCGCCACTACCGCCACCACCGCCGGATGACTGGTCTGGTGCTTTATTGAGTTCATCGAATCCGCCGATCAGGTCATGCACAGCTTTTGCCGCAGAACTTGCGCTCCCACCGACATCATCAAGCCCGCTGCTAACGCCCTGTGCAGCACTTACGCCAGAACTCTGAAAATCGCCCCACTGAATCGTATGCCCAAAAAGCGATGCAATCGCGCTGATTGCCATTCTGACAACCTGAATAAAAGCAATCAGGGGCGGAAGAATCGCATTGATTGCGGGGATGAGCACCGCGCCCAGGCTTCTGCCGAGCAAATCAATCTGTGCTTTCAAAATGCGCATCTGGTTTGCAGGCGAATTCAATGTGCGGCCCATATCGGTCTGCGCATTTGTTGTCTGCTTCATGATAGCAATATAGCGCAGCTGTGCCTTATCCGCCTGAGACAAACTGTTAATGCTTTTATTGATTCCCAAATTGTACAATTCTTGTTGCAATCTGGCATTGGAAATATCAACGCCCAACCGGCGGATAGGTTCAAGCTCACCGGAAATGGCAGCTTGCAATTTCTGGAACGAATCTTCTGTACTCAGATTGAAGAAGGAAGCCATATCATAGCCAAGCTGTGTGAGGTTCTGGCTAAGAATGTAGGCTTTATCGGATGCCATGCCAAAGCTGGTTGTAAGGTTCTGGAAAACAGCCATATTCCGCATAGCTTCACCGCTGTCAATGCCAAGCACGTTTTCCATCTTTTGCGCAAATCTGCCGCCGCTGTCAGCCGCATTGCCCATTGCCACAGCAAACAGGTTAATATCTTCTGTGTACTTGCTGTAGTTGGTTATGGCACTTTCCAAAAGTGTGTTAGCCTTTTGAATAATTGCTATCACAACGGCCTGTGAAAACAGATTTTTCAGAGAAGAGCCAAGCGCTTCCGTCTGTGCAGTCATATTATTGGAAACGCCTGTTGCCTTTTTCATTGCATCAGAAACTTTGTTTATTCCCGATACAGCGGAGCTTAAATTGCTCATATTGGACAGCTTTTCATTTAGTTTTTCCAAACTGTCAATAACAGTCTTTAAGCTACCTGTTGAAGAAAGAGACTCTATCGCCTTTCCCAACTTTTTGATATTAGTTGTGGCAGCTCCTGAATTGGCCTCAATCTCGATTGTAAGTTTATCAATCTGTACGTCAGCCATTGCTTCCACCACCCATCAAACTGAATTTCTCAAAGAAACGTCTCTCCGCTTCTTCTGCATCCCTTATCTTTCTTGCAATCTGTTCTTCTTCCGTCAGCGCATACGGCTCTTTGGGATACTGCATCGGTTTGCGTCCTTTCGGGATAAACGCATTTCCGATCGTGGCGGATATGGCATCGGCAATATACCTGCCCTGTATCCACGCCTTATAATTCCATTCCTCAAGCTGTTTTTTATGCGCTTCCCGGTATTCTCTGGCAAGTCTTGGATAACCATTCCAATACTCGTCAGCGCTCATGCCGATTGATAAATAATAAGGGGCTAGTTCTTCAAAAATCTGGCCCCATGTTTTTTGACCTTCTGGGAGATCGTCGGTCAAGCAATCTCCCAAGTCACCTTTTTTCCATCATCTGCAAGGCTGTTCATTGCATCGCCGTAAATATCGGCCAGTGCGGCAAGAACATTATTCTTGCTTTCAATGTCCATATGGTTCCAGATGTCGTCAATCACCTTGCGCTTAACGCCCTTGCACTTTGCCAGAAAAGCGCCGGCAAACATTTTATCGCCCTGGACGGTGGGCTGATGTGCCAGCATCTGGATGTCAAATCCGGTGTTCTCCATCTGCTTGACAGTCTCGCGGGTATAGGTAAGCTCGTAGCTTTTGCCTTCAAAAGTCAGTTTGATAGCGTCCATTTGCGTTTTCCTCCTCAAGAAGTAGCAACAGTAATGCTTTCGGTGAATTCAAGGTCAGAATCGTTGGTAATGACGATATTGAACTGAATTGCATCATCAACGCCTTTGCCGGGCACAGAAACACTGTGCTGACCATGCCATACCCAGCCCCAGCCATTACGGCTACGCACCGCATAATAGGCCGGTGTATTTGCCGTATCCTGTACTGCTTTCAGGTTGCCCGCATCGGTGTCAACAAACGCCGGGAAGGCACGCGCAGAGGATTTCGGCAGCGCAGGGATGTTAGCCTGCATGGTGTGCATCAGTGTGGTAACGTCAATGGTATCCGGGTCTTCGATCAGGTCAGGATATTCCTGAATCCAGCACAGCTCTTTCAGGGTAGTCTTGGAATCACCGCGAAGCAGCTGTACGCCTTGGGTACTGATAGCTACATGTTCATTTGCCATGTTTTCAACTCCTTATCATGTCCGGGTCAAAACCCCGTCTTCGGTCATTCGCGCACGGTACGTTGTTTCCGCCCGGTACGCACTGTTTTGATACAGGTATCCGCTTGTAATGTAACTTTGCCGAGTAAAATTCAAACTGTTGGCTGTCTCGTCAATGCACGTTTGTATTTTCCGGGCCTGGCTTGTTTTTGTGTTCCCCGTTGTGTAAACGCGCACGCGGAGCCGCACATTCACAAATCTGATTCTGCCGCTGTTGTCATGGTCTGTCGGCAAATCATCTTGTTCGATTTGAACGCACGGGAAACTTGGCGGCTGGTCGGTAATTACGCTGCTTAATTTAACGCCGGGGAATTCTGCTTCCAGCTTTTGCGCAAAGAATTCAAAAATCTGCGGCTGAAAATCCTCTGTCAACGCATTACCTCCTCCCACACGGTTTTTACACTTGCAGCCATCTGGGCCGCGCTCTCCCACATGGCACATGCGGGCGGGTTTCCCTTTGTCCGCCAAACGCCGGGCTTTTGCTCGCCATTGCGGTTATACACAGGCTGTGCCGTTGGTCCGGGAACGCCATCATAAACCCATCCATTCGGGTTTGAACCTTTCCCATCGCCGTATGTGCCATGCGCATACAGCCCGCTTGGATGCTCTGCAAATGCAACGCCTGCGCCAAACTCAATAAAGCAAACGGCCTGCCCGGTGGCGTAAATCGTGGCTTTCTTGCCGTGCTGTTCTACTTGAACCGCAATATCGCTCATGTCACCATCATAAACGGCGGCAGTAAACCGTATCTTGGCAACTTCTACCCCCATTTCTGACAGTCTTTTTACAAACTGTTCAATGCGGGTTTCCAGCGTTTTTTGCCAGTTCTCGTATTCCTTTATCGCCTGCTCTATGCCTTTTTCGCTTAGCGCCAGCTTGATTTTCATGGCACGATTTCTTTCATCGCATACAATACGCCGTTTATGGTATCTGCCTTTTTGGTCACAACGTAATTCGGGCTTTCACTTGCATCGCGGTTAATCCAAACCAGCGTTCCTTCATGCAGCGGGCAATTCACATTCGCGGTGCATGCTGTTCGGCTATAATCCGTAAAACCGCCAAATGCAGCGGCTTCCATTGCGCCAGCCGCACCGCTCACACTGATTCGCAACTGCTCCGGCGGCTCCATAACCGGCCGTTCTTCGCCGGTTCGGTCGCCGTTTTTATCTTTGATTGCGGCAGAACCGTTGCTGTTTTGGTACCAAATTGTTTTCTGGTTGGCTCTAAGGTCTCGCATCAGCATCCAACCTTTCCAACCGGGACAATTTCTTCCAACAGCTGCTGCGGAACATCCTCACTGCCCCATGTGCGGCTGATACCGCTTTCACTGTGGCTGGTTTCGTATTCCGCGCCAAGTTTGTTGTACATTGCCAGAGCAATGCGGAACTGCAAATCGCGGTATCGCTCTTCCAGCTCACCGCCGCCAAAAGGATAACGGCGGGCCAGTATGACAGATTCCGCGCTGTCAAGCAGACCTGACAGCAGTTCTAAATCATCATCGCCTGTACGCTTTAGCAATCGTTCAAAACTTGTCATATTGTCACCCGCCGTTCATCAAACTTTCGGCTTTCTGCCCCGCCGGTGTTCTACCACAGGGGGTGTTTCCGCCTTTTCGGTTATTACTTTCCCGTATTTTGCCATTTCGGCACTGTCCTGGTCGGCAATCTTCACCTTTTTCCCGGTCACGCAAAGCTCACCACCGTAAAACACTGCATAATCGGGAATCAGCCAGGTCATGCCGTCACCTTCATAACGGCAACTTCGTCCATGCGCTCAAAGCTTGGCAACACGATTTCGGAAGCATAAGTGTTCACATTGACCGGGTGCACGGTGGTTTCAACGGTAATGGCAACGCCGGTGTTCACAATGGCAACATCTGCCTTGCCGGAACCTGCCAGGTCGGCTTCCTCCGGGGTGGTGCCGTAAGCGGTCTTGCCCAGTGCGCCCTCCGGGATAAAGCTCACATATCCGTCCGGAACAAACTTGTGGCTTGTGCCGCCCTCATCGGCATACAGCTTGTCGTAAATCACGATCTGAATGCCGGTAGTGGATGCGATAACATCTTTGGCTTCATCGTTGGTCAGGTAGCCCATACTGCGGCCAGTTACGGTCAGCCAGCGATTCTTTACGGCATCGGTGGCTTTCATCAGGTTGAACGTGGTGGTGTTCATTACCATGTAAGCCAGGGTCACACCGTAATTGTTTGCCATATTGTCCTTGATGGTCTGAATCTGCTTGAACGGGTCTGCGGTGGAAGTGGCAGTCCACAGGTCAGTGGTGGTCAGGGCGGTGTAATTGGTGCCCTTCCACTTGCTGTCAGTGTCATAGTTGTAGGTGTAGTTCACGCCATTGGCCTTGATGGTAATACCCATTGCGCCGCCCTCCGGGAACAGCAGCTGCATGCGCATGCGTTCCGGCACAACGTCAGCACCGGCAATCAAATCCTGCTGGTCATCGTAAATGCGGTTGATGACATCCGCCGCATAGGGGTCATTGCTGCTCTGGGCACGCAGAATCTCCTGGCGGTCTTTTTCCTTGATCTTGTAGCCCTCGCGGAAAAACGGCATCTCGGTTTCCAGCTTGCTCACGCCGATGCGGTCACGGAAAGTGGCCTTTGCATCAAAAGCAGAGGGTTTCAGGGAAACAGGCAGGCCCTTGTGGCCCTTAATCCATGCCAGGTCAAGGCCAGCACGCTTTACAGAGGGGAACAAACCGCTGCCCAGGTACGGGATTGCGTTGGAAGCAGCTTCGGTATAGTTTGCCGCAATGATTTCAGGTGTAAAAAGTTCAGTAAGGTTCATGTTTTCACCTCCGTTATGCGTTCACGCCGGTATTGGTGCGCAGGATAATGGTATCCGGCAGGTCAGATTCTGCAGCAAGGTCGGTACCGCTGTGTGCCTTTGCCTTTGCTGCGTCAATCACGCCCGCAACCAGCAGGCTGCCGTTGGGGTTTTCATCCGGGTCAACGTCATACAGCACAACGCCAACGCGGCTGTCAACTGTCAGTTTTTCACCAGCCTTTTTTGCGGTGGTTGTGGTAAACGGGATTGCGGTAAAATCATTGCTGGCCAGAATCTCAACTGCACCGGCAACATCCGTTTTCTTGAATTTCATGCTTTCACTCCTTACTTGTAATAATCCATGACTTTTGCGGCCGCCTCATTGGCCTGTGCTTTTGCCTTGCCGCTGCGCTTGGCAAACGCCATGTATTCGCTTTCTTCTTCGGTGCTTGTACCAGCGCCGCTGGGTCTGGGGCTGCTGCGCATAAGGTCTGCTTTCAGCTTGTCTGCAAGCACCTGATTGGCCTTTGCAGCATTGGCAAACACCGTTTCCATGTCGCCATCAAAAAGGGCTTCTGCCGTACTTTTGGCAAGTTTTTCATCGTAGCCAAGCGCAATATACTTGGCAACGTTTTTAGAAATGGTGTTTTCTTTCAGCAGTGCGTTATAATCGTTCTGCAACTTTTCCTGTGCGGCTTTGGCTTCTGCAGCAGCGGTTTCTTCGGCAGTCATTTTTTCTTTCAACTGCTTTTTGTAACTGCTGGCTTCGCTCATCACCTTGTCAAAATCTTCTTTTTTTACAAGGTTCTTTGTATCCACCGAATCAGGCAGGTCAACGCCAAGCAGCGCCGTCACCTTGTCTGCATCGCTCATGTTTTCAAAGCCGTCAATGGTGCTGGTGTCAAATTTCATTGGTGCCTCCGCGTTATTTTGTCGGCGTTCTCTCGCCCGTATTTGTGCGTTTTAGCGTCTTCTCTGACCTTTGCGTTTTAGCGTCTTCTCTGACGATCAAACAGGTGTCAGCCAACACCTGCATTTCCTGTGGGGTTTATCGGGGATATTATCAATCGGGTAAATCTCTCCGTTGCGTTCCCGGCAAACCTGGCACACTTTTTCATCCCCGGCAGTGTGCCACTGCACCTGTTCTACTCCGGCATCTGTAAATGCCTTGATTCTTGCAGAATCGGTCACGTCATCGGCGTATTGGTACGTCATATCGCTCCAATACCGCAATGCACGCCGGAATTCGTTCTTATGGTTTGTCCGGCTCAAAAGCCCCTCTTCCAGGTAGGCCCGCTTTCGGTCAATCTCGTGTTCGTACACATAGCCGGTAACGGCGCTGTATCCGGCAAGCAAGGCAAGCAGCCATGCCCTGTCGGGTTTTTCTTTGCCGTGAGCTTCGGCATCCTGGTAGCATTTTTTTGCCAGTTCTAAAAAGACTTTCTGATTGTCTTTGGCAATATCCTGGTATAGCTGCTTGCAGGCGGGCATAACGTTCAATTCATCAAACTGCGTTATCTGCCGGGATGCTTTTTCAAACCTGCGTATCGCCCTGCGGTTCAGCAGCCTGATTGCGCTGTCCGTTGGTTTCCAGTCCATTGTCAAGCTCCTCATTCAGGCTTTTTTCAAGCTCTGCCTGTTTTTCCTCGTAATATTTCATGCCCTCCTGCAAGGCCATTTCATTGTCACGGAACGGGCCAAGTTCGCGGTATACCGTTTCCGGCGCGATCTTTTCACAGCCCAGGCCCTGAATAAATACCTGCATCTTGCTCTGGATGTCAGTCAGGTTGTTGCGGGTAAACTGTGCGTACACATCCCCTACATTCAGGCCAAGATTATTTGTTGTGTTGCAAATGGTCAGGAACACACGCAAGAACTGCCGTTCACTGCGCCGGAACATATCTTCACTGTCCTGGGCGCGGCTTTCTGCGTCTTTCCATCCATCGCGCATAATGGTTGCTTGCCCGGTATCGCTGGTTGAAGAACCTCCGTTGCGGTTCGGCATGCCACAGATGGTCAAAATCTTATCATGCAAATCATCCACAGCGGTCTGCACAGTAGAACTGTTCATCTCGCTGCTGATGCGATAAATTTTTGCAGGCATCCCCTGCTGGGAATCTTTGATTTTGATAAACTTACCGCCGCTGGCAAGCTGGCTGTACTGGCCGTCTTCCAAATCAACGTTCTGGAATACGTCATACGCATTTACAAAATCCTGCACGTTATCCACGCGGTTGCTTTCCAGCGTGTTAATACCATTCAGAAGCGGCAACACTACTTCAAACGCGCCCATTCTGGCACTGTTGTTGGGGTATTCCACAATCGGCACACTGCCGTACAAATGCCCAGACTGCCGGGTGATTTTCCCGCTTTTGATTTCAAAATATTCGCTGTCAGTGTAAACACCGTAATACTTGGCATCGTTTTCATCGTACTGTGTCAGCACACCTGCCATTGGCTTTTTGGTATAGCCGCTGTAGTAGATGACAAACGCTTCACGCGGGTCAAGGGTATAAATGCAGGCAGGGCTTCCCGCCTGTTCCGCGCCGGGGTCAGGCAGAACCATCCGCACGCCAAGCCCCGCAATGTGCATCCAGTCAACGATTTCTTTGTCCTTGCTCTGTTTGTCCTCATCTGACATCCAGCGGTTCAAATCAACCAGTTTGTTGTTGTCCGTCTTGCTGCCTTTTGCACCGATATACTGCACAGGGCCGGAAAGTAGAAATGCTGTTTTGAACGTCACAATCTCATTTGCGATGTTCACCGTGATTTTGTTGTTGATTTCCTCACGGACAATTTTTTCTTTTTTTCGGATATCCTGCTTGCCCCGGTAAACATCCCACAAATACTGGATTTCTCCCCGGTTCCTGTCGTGGGTGGCAATGGCAGTATTCAGCACCTTTACAACGTTATCTGCTGTAATTTCCTGCTCGTTTGTGGTAATGACCCGTCTGCCGTGCAGACCCTCATCCGGCAGGATGTCAACAAGATATCTTTCCAAGCTGTTCTCCTTTGCACAAAAACAAAAAGTGCCAGCAAAACCAATTAAGGTTCAGCTGGCACTTGGCACAGGGCACTTGGCACTTTATTTTTTCAGCGGCAAATGGATTTCAATGTTCCGCTTGCACGCCTTGCAATAGGGATAAATCGTTCCCTTTGCTGCTGTATCAACTTCCATCAGCTTCCGCTTGATTCCTGCCGCACCGCAGCACGGGCAGTAAACACTTACTCGCAATTTATCCCTTCTTTCAAAAATAACCCCGTTCCCGCCCTCCCGGTTTATGCTATGCCGGGCTCACCCATTGCAAAGTAGCAGGCTTTGCAACGTAACAGGCGGCATCCAGTGCTATGCGCGTGATGGTACGCCTGTTTTTGATTTCCTCTATTTATATCCCGCGCAGGAAGTCACTCCGCGGCGTCCGGCCCGTTTTATATCCCGTCTGTCGGTTTACGGTTTCTGCTTTGATTAAAAGGGGGCCACAACGCGCAACGGTGTCAGTAACAGAGTCCGCGCAAGCAGATGTGGCGTTCAGGTTATCTATCGCGTTTTGCCTGCGCCGGGCTTTCACCGGTGGGAGCGACCCAACAATAGCAGTCAGCAGGTCTCGAACCTGCAACGGCACCCACAGGCGCTGCTTTTCCAACGTTATTAAGCTATGACTGCGTATAAGCAAATTGCCGTCAAGTTAAAATCTCACGTTTCACGGTTGAATTTTTCCAGCTTGCGCGAAACTCAAAACTAAACCGCAACTTACCGGCGTAAATGTCGGGAACATATCATCAAAAGCCCTGCATGGGACACATCAAAGAGAGGTGTGCAGGGATTGCCTAACAGGGAACTTCAGCCCTGGGCTGAATCTTTTACCTGTATCATCGGCCTTGGAGCTGCCAACTGGACTTGAACCAGTAGCCTGCCGCTTACAAGGCGGCTGCTCTACCATTGAGCTATAACAGCATGTGCGGTTCCTGCTTTTCACAGGCTTTGTCATCGTTTGTGAGGGAAGCCGCACCGCCCACACAGCAAGGCGCTACCTTGCATCTGGTTCCGTATGGTGGCCTTGCACCCTCCGCCGCGCCGTTGCTTCGGAACGCAGCGCCCTTAAATATGGCTATACGGTATATATCACCTGCAAAGTGCTTGACAGCTTTGCAGGTGCAGCGGACAAGGTAAGCCCTGTCAGGCTCTATGTGGCTGATAACGGCCCACATAGTGCCGGTTGTGCGCCGCAGAGCGCACTCTGGTGCCGCCAGCAGGGGTTGAACCTGCAAGCACCCGGTTATGAGCCAGGAGTTTTACCATTAAACTATAGCGACACAATAGCTGGCATTTCAGCCAGCGGGAGAACCATATTTAGGGCGGCGCATATGCAGGACGCTGGTTCCGTACCCTAGGAGGTATGAACAAAATGTTCATAAGAAAAGAGCTAAACTATAAAGCCTTTCCATTTACTATTATACTATAAAATCCACATTTTTCAAGCACATTAACGTTGTTTTTTACCAAATTCTTGTCCCAATTTCAACTTTGCCCGCATTTAGGCCTTGAGCGTATTGTGCAAGCATGGCAAACGCGTCCGGCACGTCATCATGTCTGTTTTTCCCTGCCATTGTGTACCCTGTTAAAAACGACAAAACACGCCTGTATTCCTTGTTATTCTTGATAACAGAATTATCTTTGAACAGGCAGTGTTCCATCACCCAGGGGGAATTTACAATGATTTTGGTTTCTTTGTTTGCGGTGGTGTACCTGGTCACAATCCTGGTTATTCCGCCGTGTGCCTTTACTTCCTGCTGGCATTTTTCTGCCACTTTGCCGCCTGCGCTGTTGCTTTCAAACTGGGCCAGCTGAACCTTGTGTTTCACAAGAACCATCCAAAGCCGCGTTTCCACCACGTCCGGTGCGCCGTTATCGCAAACACATTCCTCAATGTAAAAATCATCCCCGTATTTGTATGCAACGGGCAAAACTGCATAGTCAGAACCTTTTTCTTTGGTATCGCATACTGCAATAATAGCTTCCGGCGCTTTATCCGGCAACTCAAAGTAGCGGCGCAGCTGATCTTCTGGGTACAGCTGCCCTTCCCGCTCAATCGGGCTTGTCATAAACAATGCGCGCCAGCTGGCATCATCCATTGATTCCCGCATGTCAATATAAAACTTGGTGCTGAACCCTACCCCGTTGGCATAATCAAAATTGCTTTTTTCTTCCTCGTTCAGGGCAGGCATATGCAAAAATTCAGCCCTGGGGTTGTTTTCGTTGTTACGTTCCAGCCTGTCCATCGGGTCATGCAAACTCCAGGGTGTGGCAATATGCAGTTCCCGGCATTCACCAATTTTGCGCTGCCGCAAATCCGTTGTGTATAGCTGCCACAGCTTATCCATGCGTTCCCGGCTCATGGCTTCCTCAATGCCGCTTACAAGGTCATCGCAGTATAACAACTTTTGCGCACGCACCTTGCCCGCATTGCCGCTGCCGATAGAAGAAAATTCCAGTGTGGCAAAGCGCTTTGGCTTGTACATGTCTATCATCATGTCCTGCGCATTCGTTCTGGCAATGCACACGCCGGGGAACACGTCTCGCCACAAATATTCCCCGCCTTTTGCCATAATTCGCAGGCATTCATCGTACACGCCGCGCAGAAATGCGTTGCTGTGGCTGCCGCCTAAAATCGGCATGTCGGGGTTCCGTCCGGCAAGCCATGTCAGATAAAAAATGGCAGTGGTACTTTTCCCGGTGCCGGGCGGCATCATGATTCCTGCAATGTCCAGTTCCCCATCTTCCAGTTTTTGCAGGGTGTTTACCATCCGAATCAGCTGTTTTCGGCGCGGCATATAAAACCGGCTTTTTGGGTCACGGTCAAGTTCAATGTATTGGCAAAAGGAATCAAAGTTATACGGCGCATTGAACAGCAGCAGATTCCGGTTCAGCTCAATCAGGTCATTGCAGCGCGGCAGCGTACCCAGCTTATTATGCAAATCCACACTCAGCTTGTGCGCCTGCTTGAAGTTTTCTTTTTCCAGTTCCCGGATCGCAGCAAACGCATAAACTGCTTCGTCCGCTGTCTTGGCTCGCATTGTGCTCTTTTTTGCAATTTCAAAAATTTTCAAAATAAAAAAGTGCCCTCCCTCAAATTTGAGAAAAGGCACTTGGCACAGGGCACTTGGCACTATTTTTATTATTATAGCATCGTTTTCCGTTGCAGACAAACTGTTTATCGTTGATTTTCGGCCTTTTTTGTTTTTTGAAAAATTCAGGAAGAATCCAAACAAAAAAAGCCGCCTTTGGTGTGTCGGCACCAAAAACGGCAGGCGGGAATATTCAATTCAGCGCATTTCTATTCCCGCCTTTAATTTTAGCTCAAAAAGTATGGGAACGCAAACTTTTATGGGACTTTTTTATTTTTTCGGGATTGGGGGGACTAACCCCGCGCCCTTCGACCTGCTAAAATCCCCCTCCGGTATACCCCCGCCGATCATGTACAAAAAATGCCGGGCAGAACGGAACACCCTACCCGGAGACAATAAAAAAGCGCCCAGGCCATACAGCCCAGGCGATCCGCTATATTGCTTAAAAATGGCGCATCACGCCAAAAATAATGATAAACGGAGAGGCCAGCAAAAACAATACAACCAGCATATAAAACACCCCCTGCAACTATATTTTACAATCTATCCCGAGCTATTGCAATAGCTCCGGGCAAATAATCAGCCTTCGGCCCCGCTGCAGGTGATCCCTCTCCGGGCCATCGCAGCATCAAAATACTCCGCTTTTGTGGCCCTCCAATTCTCTGCCCATGCAAGGGCGGCGTTTTGCGCCCAGTATGGCACGCCCAGCGCATCGCACCGATCCATGCAAAAAGACATATCCTTGCGGATCGCTGGCATCTCGGCATCATCCGCGCCAAACCTCTCAAGAGTATAATAATACTCGGCACACCAGTGTGCAAGGCCTTCCAGCGCCCCGAATTGGCGCTTATTGGCTTGATAGATCATGTTATAACTCCCTTATCTGTCTGTTGTTTTCCTGCCCTCTCTCGTGGGGCCGGCGGGTGCAATCTGTTTTGTGGGGAGGTGCACCGGCTCCCGTTGGACTTATGCCAGCACCCCGGCGGGCTGGCTGCCATTGTTGGCGATGGGTGCGCGTTGTAAATTTGTGCCGGGCTTGTGGTCATGTTTGTTACCCATGAGCGCCCACCCCTTGCTGGGCGGCTGGGCTTGCACAAGCGGCGCGTTACGCGTCGGCCTTGCGGGTTGTGTCATACGGCGATGTAATACTCAACGATGCAATAGCGGGAGCTGCAAGGGTTGTTTTTGTACAGCTTGTACCCGCGGCCAAACTTGCCGCTATATGGCTCTTTGACCTCGTGGCCTACTCTCACATAGCCGCGTGCAAGTGCAGAATGGTGGAATTTATAACTATCCATTTTTTGTTCTCCTTTCGTTGTTTAATCGTTGCCGCCGTTGAGCTTGCAAAACTCCATCAAGAGCTTTTCAACCTCTTTTTGGCGTTCCTCGTATGTCCTAGTGCCGTCCCGGCGGATTCTTGCGGCGGCCGCCTCGTACTCCTCTATGCCATCCGCACTCTTGCCAGGCATCCGCCGGTATCCCGTGCAAAGCGTCACGCCATACACGTCATAAACGTCAAAATTCCAGCCGTAAACTCCGCAGGTATACGCGACCGGCTCGTGGTTGGATAGCAGATTCTGCAAATCGCAGAACCCCGCACACCGAATATTGCCAAAGTTTTGAGTAATTGCCTTGCGCGTCATTTTGATTTTAACCATTGCCTTTTCCTCCTGCCCTGTGGGCTGTTTTCTTTTGATGATTCTATTATAGCATGATTTAGTAATTATGCAATAGGGCAATGTTTCACAAATAACCCGTACATTTTAAGGCCCTGCTTTATGCAATTTGCATGATTGCAAAATCACGCGCGGGCGGGTATACTTATAATAGTAATTATGTGATATAGGAGGGCCAGGCATGGGCGGACGTACAAGCGCAGCAAGCCACAACAAATATAATGCAAAGGCATATGATCGCATCGGGTTGATGGTCCCAAAAGGCCAAAAAGATACAATTAAGGCCCACGCAGAGAGCCAGGGCGAGAGCGTCAACGCATTTGTGCAACGGGCCATTGCGGAGGCTATGGCCCGCGATCATCAAAAATAGCCCCTATCTTCCAGCGCTTCCGGCATCCCCGGCGGCGCTTTTTTTATGTACTTTTGTGCTTTTGGGCTGCTTCTAAAATTTAATACGCGTTGCAACGTCAATTTGATGTTCGCTAAATCATTATTTAGCGAAATATGCACCCGAAAGGCACATTCTGCCCAGCTGGGGCCGTCCTGGGGAGCATCCGCCAGGCCGGAAGGTGCTGCGGTCAGGGTGCGCCGTTTTACACCCCGCTCCCAAAGTCGAGCGGGTTTGAAAGTCGAACCAAAGTCGAAACGCTCCCAAAGTCGAAGGGTTATCCCTTGCCTGAAAGTCGAATGATTTTGCGCGAAAAAATCTCCGGCAAAGTCGAATTGGGTTTGCATTATGCACTTTTGTTTCATGATTCAGGTATATACCCCGTGTTTTTGACCATTCTGCATGGAGATTTGTTTCAATAGATGGTTTTGGATGTGGGGTAATTATTCGTGTTTAGGGGTCTTTTTTGATGATGACGGCAAGTCGTTCGCGTTATCCCCTGCTTTATTTTCCTCTTTTGGGCTTTATTCCCCTCTACTTTCCCGCTTTTTTGGGGGTTGTTGCTGCCTTTAACAGGCATTTCCGTGCTGGTTTTAGGCTTTACTATGGCATTTAAGCGGATAGCGCGTTTCTTTGCGTGGTTATAGGCATAATAAAAGAGCACCCAGCAGTTTGTTTATATGCTGCTAGATGCTCTGTTTTCGTTTATTCAGTTTCTTTTGCTTGTTTCTTTTCCATGCACGGCTTTGTTTGAACCGGTTCTATCAGTTGCTCCGGCTCTTTGACTTCCTTAAAGTCGTCTATCTCTACAAAGTCGGCACTGAATCTGTCTTCTATTTCCTTGCGGGACATGTTTTCGCCTAGCGGGTCTTTTGTTGCGGTAATGATTTCTTGCTGGTCTTGCAGTCCATCGTAGTTTTTCTGCCAGAACAGCCCTGTTACCGGGTTGATTGCACCGTCCTGCATCAGCATTTCCCGGTACATCCCGCATACACGCTTTATTTCTCGCGCGAATTCCTGGTATTCTTTTTGCGAGCTGCGCCTTTTTCCGCTTTCCCAGCAGTTTACAGTGTCTCTATCCACTCCCATAGCAGCATACGCAGCCATGTTGCCCACTTTCATGTTATACTTGACACATAGATCAAGATAGTCATAAAAGCGTTTTCTGAGGGCTGGCAGGTCGTTTGTGCTGATTTTGGGAAGCTGGGATATCACAAGCAAAAATTCAATGCGCCTTTGATTCCCTTCCGGCACATTATCAGGGTCATTATCAATCATGATCGGGCTGTTTCTTTTGGTTGCCCTGCTTCCCATTGTCCTGTGCCTCCTTTATCCGGCTTATGGCCGTTTTATCATATTGCGCCGTAAAACCCCTTGTTTTAGCTATGGGGATATAAGGCGTAGTAAGACTTAAACTGTAATGTTTACAATTTGTACAAGTATTAAATGGCGAGCTGTGATATAATACATCTATGAAATACAAAACAAATTGTAATGTGGTCTATTCTTGCAAATATCATGTGGTTTGGTGTCCAAAGTACAGGCGAAAGGTTCTAACCGATGGAGTAGACATTCGCTTGAAAGAGTTACTTCTTTCCTATGCTGCAAATATGAATGTAGACATTTTGGAAATGGAAATCATGCCTGACTATGTGCATTTGCTCATGGAAGTAGACCCTCAGTATGGAATTCATAAAGCGGTAAAAGCACTTAAAGGATATACTTCTAAAATTTTAAGAGATGAGTTTCCCACTTTAAGAACGAGGATGCCTGCTCTTTGGACGAATAGCTATTTTGTTTCCACTGTCGGCGGCGCACCTCTTGAAGCTGTCAAGCAGTATATCGAAAATCAAAAAACTTCTCAACGGCAAAAGGATAAAATGGGATGACATTTCAAAAAGGCGTAAAATTTAGAATCTACCCAAATCGGGAGCAACGTAATCTAATTGACCGTACTCTCGGTTGCAGCAGGCTCATTTACAACAAGGGCCTTGCTATGCGGGAAGACGCCTTCAAAAGCGGGGAGAAGTGTGGCTACAAACAAACTTCTGCTATGCTGACAGCGCTCAAGCAGGATGTGAACTACGCGTTTCTCAAAGAGGTGGATTCCATTGCTTTGCAGCAAGCGCTGCGAAACCTTGATACCGGATACACAAACTTTTTTGAGCATAGGGCTGCACATCCAAAATTTAAGAATAAGAAAAGCTCTAAGCAGTCGTATCATACGCTTAACATTGGTAACGGTATCCGTATTTCTAATAAGCGTATTCGCTTACCGAAAATTGGTTGGGTAAAAGTTCATCAGTCTATGGAGATTGGTGCAATTCACAACGCAACAGTAGTGCGTACAACCACCGGCAAATATTTTGTAGTTCTTAATGTGGAATATGACCCTCAGCCTATGCCAAACAACGGTTGTGTAGTAGGCATTGATGTTGGACTCAAAGAATTCTATTCCGATAGTAACGGTACTGTGGTTAATAACCCCAAATACTTGGAGAAGAAAGCCAAAAAACTTGCTCGCGAACAACGGCGTTTGGCTCGCAAACAGAAAGGCTCACATAATCGTGAAAAGCAGCGCATAAGAGTCGCTGCCACCCACGAAAAGATAGCTAATCAACGAAACGATTTCCTTCAAAAACAGTCTACTATGCTGGTGCGTGAAAATCAAACTATCTGCATCGAAGACCTTAATGTAAAGGGAATGCTTCGCAATCATAAACTTGCAAGAGCTATTTCCAGTGTTTCGTGGTCGTCTTTCTTTAACATGCTGGAGTACAAAGCCTATTGGTTCGGTTGTACAGTAATTCGTGTACCTACATTCTATCCAAGCAGCCAAACATGCAGTTGCTGCGGTCATAAGAATGTGGCTGTTAAGAATCTCAGCATCCGAAAATGGGAATGCCCGTCTTGTCACACGGTTCATGACAGAGACAAGAACGCTGCCATTAACATTTTGCGTAAAGGGCTTGAAAAGTCCGCTTAAACTAATACATACCGTACCGTGGGACACACGGGAAGTAACGCCTGTCTGACATCGTGTAAGACGCAACAACCTCGGTTGCTGCGCAGTGGTGGTTGATGCAGGAATCCCCCTGCTTTAGCTGTGGGGAGAATGTCAAAGAATATCTGGATGCTTTCATGCACTTTCAGGGGCTTGCGGTTTGCGTTCAGAAAGTCGCTACCGTTTTCCTTTACCCATATCAGCTCATACCGGTACAAGTCTTTCCCAGCGCTTACAAGGGCCGCTGTAAATGGCATATCGCTGTGCAGTGCTATAACGCCATTGCTTTTGATTATGCGCCTGTATTGCGCCCATAGCGGCTCCAGCGGGATGATGACATCCCATTTATTCCGCGTTGTACCATAGGGCAGGTCGCACAAAATCATGTCTATACTGCCTTCTGGTATCCCCTTCAAGATGTCCATGCAGTCTGCGCAGTATAGTTTCATGTGTCCCCCATATAGCAAAAGTGCCAGCCGAACTTTCAAGTTCAACTGGCACTTGGCAATTAAGCACTTGGCACGCTATTTCTTATTGATATTATAGCATATTATGCGCTAATATGCAAGTTTTTTATTTGCCGGTGCTGCCAAATCCTGCGTTGCCGCGTTCCCGCTCCGGCAGTTTATTGCATGGGTAAAAGTCGAAAGTTTCTACCTTTATAAACACGATTTGGGAAATTTTATCCCCAGAATTGACTTTATAATCCGTTTTTCCGTGATTATAGAGCTTTACGCAGATGCTCCCGGTATATCCTGCATCAATCACACCTTCGCTTGTCAGATCATGCTTAACATTCAGGCCGGATTTGCTTTTCAGGAACCCCACATAGCCCTGCGGAATGTCAATGTGCACGCCGGTATCAATTACAGCGCTTCCGTTCGCCGGAATCATCACATCAACAGGGCTTTTCAGGTCTGCACCTGCATCCCAGCCAAAATGTGCGTATTCTGGCATGTATGCGCCGTCATCCAGCACAACAGCAACCTGTTTGTGCACAGTATTGCAGCTTTTGCAGCAGTTATTTTTCATTTGTTCCCTCCTTAATCAGCAATCCCAAGTGCAGCGAACGAGAAGCACGGTAAAATCATCCATGCCCAAATTCCGTTGCCAGTAGAACGCACCATATAGGCGATGAATGCCAAAGTCGCAGTCAGTGCAAGCGCGTTGCCGATACTTTTCATATGTTCCTCCTTAAATTTTGTGTGCCAGAACCGCTTTCCCGTAAGTCGTGCCGTCTTTATCGGCAATCTTGAGAACGCCGTTAATACTCACTTTAGGCGGCTTTCTTTTGCTGTGTGCCGCCATCTGCGGGCTGCCATATCTTCCTTCTTTTCGGCATGCTTCGCACTTCTTTTCGTTCTTTTTTCTGGCAAAAACCCTCCCGCACCATTCACATTTGACAAGCGATTGCTCATTGCGTCTTGCGTTTTGCAGTGCAACAGCAGCTTCATGATGCTTTTTCTTGCATTCCGGGCAAAGTCGGGCTTTTGCGCTTCCCTCGAATTCCTTTTTACATTCAGTGCAAATCTTAACCATTTATTCACCCCCGTGCGTATGCTCCATGTAAATTACCGGCTCTTGGTTATCTTCCGTAACTGCAGCTCTTCCGACAGATACGCCAATGGAATAGGCTCCCGCAATCAAAATTGTGACAATCGCGGTGCCAAGAATTGAAAGTAAAATGTTCATTTTTGCTCCTTCCAAAGCCCTGAAATCTGTTTGCAGCACAGTGCAAACAGGTAAATCAGCAATGCGCCTATAAGCATCGCGCCCGGTGCTGCAACGAAGATCAGAGCAAGGCATTTGATTGTATAGATGCAGTTTGCGTCAAATACTGTCATGCGTCTTTCCCTCTTTTTGCACTTTCCATACCGCGTATAGAGCATTCATTACTCGCTGTCCTTCCGGCGTGGCGGAATCGAACGGTAAATACGCACTGATACATGCTTTCCTAATGGCTTTCAACGCATCACCGCGCCGAATCAAATCGTTTTCATCACCAAAATCTGAAATCTTCGGCACGCCGTCAAAAGAAATGCACTTGCTGTTTACTGGGTCAAAAAATGTTTGGTTCATTCTTCCCTCCGAAGCCACTTGATAGCAGCTTTCACGCTGTCAAACTCTTCGATATATGCATCGCCCGTGCTATTGTCGCAAGCTACCACGGCAGCGCCAACTTCACAATTTTCCAAAGATAGATACAATCCTTTTTTCTCCTCTCGGTGGTCGATTATGTAACTCATACATGCTTTATCAATGATTTTTACCAGGTTATTCGGCTGGATTGCGCCCGGAATCGGGCAGCCTATTGTTGTATTCATTCTGATACCTCCTCTAGTTGCTTGTCCTCAGATTTTTCATCATATCATCGGTTAAGTACAATGCCGCTCCAGCATATTTGTCATGGTATGTACCGTCCTCGTAGATTTTGCGCTCGTAGTAGTATTCTATATAACTATGGTCTTTTTCTGATTTTCGCATCGTTACAGAATCCATACGGTCTTCCTTATCGAGGATGTTGTCTCCGTCCTGAACGCCGTAGCATATATAATCTTTGTGGCCATATACACCACCATAGTTGTTTGTAAGCATTTCAGTAGTGACATAGGCATATACAATTTCTTGCTAGATAGAAACCGTCTTTGTTTCTACGACAGGGTTTTCTTTGAATGGGAACACCAGGACAAGCAGAACGAGCAGAGCGACTATACAAAATGTTACCAATAGTGCTTTCTTCATTCTGTTACCTCATCTACATCATTGTTCGTTACCTCTGCAAGCCAATATTCGCAGCGGCATTTGTCGCAATTAATCCCTTCGCACTCTTGAAAATCCGTTCCGAGAAAATTCACGCAGTAGAACTTTGGGCACAAGGAAAGCACGTGATTACTAATGGTTGCTTTTGGGAATACCTTCAAAAACTCACTCTGGCGGGTCTTAACGGGGTGCTCTTTTGCCCATTGCTCGACAATCTGCACAGCCTTTTCCACGTATTCGATTGTATCCATGATACAGCAGCAATTTTCTTTGTCTTGCAATGGGCATTCAGAACAACTGTCTTTGCTTTTGCACAATCTGAATTGGGTTTTCACATATTCAACTGCGTCCATAGTCTCACTCCTTACTAAATTTATCCATATTTTCAGGCGTTTCAAAGCTCATAATTGCTCCTCCGTTTCAGCCACATCAACCCCGATGTTTTGCAGCGTAACCTGCGCCCATGTGTCGGCCAGCTGGTCAACGCGATAGCTCGAATACTTTTCCGTGACAGGGCCGCTCATGGCGTTCTGGATTTTAACCAGCGTTGACGGCTTCAGTCCCACCTGATAGCAGGCCAGTAGGCATAAATACAGTGATCTCAAGGCAATATCCTGCCGTTCTTTCATCACTTCCTCATGCACTTTTGCGATTGATTCAGCTTCAAGCTTTGCAATATAAGCTTCCGCCTCTTTCTTGTAACAGGCCGGAAGCTGTATTTTGGCTTTCATGTTTATCTCCTCCTGTGGCCCGGCAGGCCGTGATTCCTCACATCCCGCCGGATTTTGTCTCCCCTGAGCACATCCGCTTCATTCAATGCCTACGCCTGCATGCGCTGCTTGCTGATGTCATCCATCTTGGCGCGGTATGCCAGATACTTTCCACAAGTGCTATGGCATAGCGTGTGGCGTTCCTGGCAGTGCTCACATGGGGCGGATAGTGTTCCGATCATTTTTTATTCTCCGTTCCTGATGTAATTTCCCCATTGTTCGGCCATTGCTTGAGCGATGCCAGGAAAAGTTTTGCTTCTGACTTTTCCCGAACGGCTGATAGTATCTTCCCACGTCCGCGCCTTTCCGCTCGGCAGCCTGCCAAACAATACTGCGTTGTCAGGCTTTGGAAGCCCTGTTCCATGTAGCACCGGAAGATTAACCAGCCAAAGCGATGTTGCTTTTGTAACGTAATTTTCTGTATCTTCTGTAGATTTTGCGAACATATATGGGTGAATCGTTTGGTCTGGTTTTCGATACGCCGTGTTCATAAATCCTATGGGATTTTCGATCGCTATTCGCTCCGCGTTTGCTGCGAAAAATCGCATAAAAAATACCGCGCCTTTTGCCCTCTCAACCCACCGTGCAACCACCTTTTCTGGTACTGTGCACCGCAAAGAAAAACTACGCGTTGCAACATTGCTAAGATATGTGCAAGGCGGGTGAGCGATCAGCAAATCCCATTTTCCTATTTCGTGCGTTTTGCCGTCCATTGTTACGACTTGCCCCCCCTCAATAGCTTTCAGGGCATCGCCCAAGATGTGCCATTCCGGGTGTCCGCCGGACGGTTCCTGAATATCGCAGCTGTATGCTTCAAATCCTCTTTCCCCGAATGCCTTGCAAACGGTCTGCGATTCTTCGCAGGCAATAAGAATTTTAGGAGGCATATGTTGAACGGTTTTCATGGTTCATTCAACTCCTGTATAACAATTTCCGTTCTTGGATTTTCTTTGTCGTAGAGCACACGGGAGCCGTCCACGCTGGCAATGATGGTGTTGTTATCGTCTGCAAGGATTTTTGCGGCTACCAGCGTGTCATGGGCGGCTTCGAGTAGGTTCGTTAAGTCCACGCGGCGGCGGGTTGGCATGTAGAACACCGCAGCAACGTGATAGCGCCCCGCCAGTGGGGTTTTCGGCTTTGGGGCAAGAAAAGTTATGGCTTGCCATTCGTAGCGCTTATAGGCGCTGCTAGGGGCTATGAACGGCATTCCCGTTTTTCGGTTCACCAAAATGCGCTGTGAGTTCTTTTTCGTGACCGGCGGCAGCGGGATGGTGTACTTGTAGATCACATGCCTTCCTCCCGTGCCTTTGCCCGGAATTCCGCTGCTTTCAGCTTCCATTGTGCTGCGTCATAAGCGCACTTTATCAACTTCTCGCTGTATTTTTCCATTTCCCGGTCAAGTTCAATCGTTTTTTCTGTGCAAGTCTGTGCAAGCTGCATGTACATTTCTCGGTTAGTCAATGTTTGTCACCTCACAAAATAGATGGAACGGCTTCACCCACGCAAAATCAAGCTGTCCGCAAGCGCCGTGCCTGTTCTTGACGATCTCAATCACGGTATCGCTTTCGCTTGGCGGGTCTTCTTCCCGCTGTTCTCGCAATTTGGTGTAGTGTTCCGGGTTAATGGCAAGAATCATGTCTGCATCGTGTTCAATGGTGGCGGAGCCGAACATGTCGGACATCTTGATAAGTCCCGTGTCGGCGGCTCTCGCGGCCTGTACAAGCTCAATGATGCAGATATGATATTTCATTGCCAGCTGCTTTAATCCCCGTGTAAGGGCCGCTAATTCGTCATTGCGCTTTTCTTTGGCGTTCGGTGGTGCCACAAGTCCCAGATGGTCAATGACAACCACTTCCGGTTTTCGCTCCTTGATGGTCAGTTCAACGTCTGCAAGGCTGGTCAGGCTGGAATCATCCAGAATCAGCTTGTACCGCCTTTTCAGGATTTCTGCATCCTCTGCAATCTTGCTTTCTTCCTCTTCGGTCAGCGCATGATTTGTGATGCGGATGCTGTCGATCTGTTCCCATCGGGAAAAGATTGCTGTGTAAAGCTGTTCCCGGCTCATTTCCATTGACTGGTACAGCGTCAGGCAGGTTTGCGATATCTGCGCCGCCATTTGTAGGGCCAGTGTAGATTTGCCTTTGCCGGGCCGGGCAGCAATTACTGTTACGCCGCTTCGTACAAGTCCGCCGGTCAGCTTATCCAGTGTTCCAAAACCCGTTTGGATGTTGTCATTCGGTTTTTTCAGCCATTGCAGGAAGTCCTCTATGCCATCAGCAAAGTCCTTTGCGCTGCGCTGGCGCTGGTGCTCCATGATGTGCTGCTGCTTTTCCATCATGGCAGCAACCGCGCCGAACATTTCATCCGCGTCTGCATCCGATGCCACAAGTTCGCCCATCTTGGCAATCATCAGCCGCTTCCGGTATCCATCCAGGACACAGTTGATGTAGGTGTTAAACCCGCTCACCGATGGAACTGTCTGGGCGCATTCGTAAGCAATCGCCTTGATGTTTTCTTTGCAGCGTGATATTATCGATACTGCATCCGCCCGTTCCCCTCTGCGATCAAGCTCCTTGCAAAGCAGGAAGATATCACCCAGGTCTTTGATGCTGAACATCTGCGCTGTAAGGCTTTTGAACGCTTCGCTTTGCCGGTCAGGCTCTATCAGCATGATGCCAATAACAGCTTTTTCCGCAACAGCTGTATTCATTTGCCTGCCTCCTTCCACCCAATGAGTTTGGGAACAACTCCGTTAATCAGTTCCTCACGTGTATATTCCCGGTCATAGATGGGAATCAGGTTTTTAGACTTGCGGGGTTCAGCAGGCGGCTGCGCTGTTTCGTCTTCCCATCGTTTTTGATTCAGCCAAGTAGCAGGATACGGAATATACTTGCCGCTATCTTTCTGCCACTGTTCTGTGGTCTTGAGGTACTCAAGGCTTTTCAAGATTGCGGACAAGGTAGATTCGTCAGTAACAAGCTTCTCAAATTTCTTGCGTGCATCTGCCTTGCCTGTCTTCTTGGGATAGGCTGACCAGAAGGTGTCAAATCGAGGATAAATTGCGTCAACCCCTTGGGGGGTATAGGGGGTATTCTTAACTTCTTTATTATTCTTTATATAAGGGTCTGTGTTAGCACTGTGTTGGTTCTGTGTTACCTGTTTGTTAGATTCTGTGTTAGTGCATTGGTAATCACTGTAATTATTCACCGTAAACACGCTAAATTTTCCGTGTTCACACTGTGTTATTTCTTGTGTTGATTTTAGATGACATAAAGCAGTGCGCACAGATTGAACAGATATGCCGGTATCTGTTGAAATTTGGCGGATAGATGCAACTGCCTGTCCGGTTTCCAAGTGAACCCCCTTGTAATAACAGGGTTCATAGCAGGCCAGAAATAGCAGATGCAGGAACACACATTTTGTTGGAGTGTCTGTGTACCACCCCCATTTCATCATGCGGCGGTACAGCTTGATGTACCCTTCGTTTGCCATTTTTCAAAACTCCTGTGCTTGTACCATATCGTCCGTCCACTGCGTCCCATGTACAAAACCCAATTTCATCACCTGCCTTTCGCTCAAAAATTAAAAGGGAGATCACCGTCATCTTCAATCGGCTCGTACTCATTGTTTGCCGCCACAGGCGCAGAAACGGCCCTATTAGCCACGTTCTGACTTTGGGCGGGTTCTTTATTGCCTGCGAACGAAACGTTGTTTACAACCACCTCTACGGCGTTCCTGTTGTTGCCGCTCTTGTCCTGATAGTTCCGGCTCTGCAAACGGCCCTCAACGGCGATCATGGAACCTTTCTGAAAATAGCGGCAGACAAACTCTGCGCTCTTGTCCCATGCCACAATGTCGAAGAAATCCGCCTGGTTCTGGCCGTTGGCATCCTTGCGCCCCCGGTCTACCGCAACGCGGAACGATGCAACATTTTTACCTGTTGTAGTCTGGCGCAGCTGAGGGTCAGCAACCAGTCTTCCCATAAGTGCAACTACATTCAACATGTCTTTAATCCTCCAAATAATTCTTTCCAAACCGCCGGGCAAACTCTTCCTTTGTCCAGCTGTAATCCCTCATTGCCACACGCTGTGCGGTCTTTTTAAGTTCAAGCCGCATCCCGGCATCCAGCCCTTCCACCCTGGGCCAGCACTGCTTTTCGCCGTGAATCCATCTGTGGCAATCTGGGCAAACCAAAATCCACAGGCCAAGAGCTTTGCTTTTTGTCCGGTTCTGGCCGTAGAGCACTTCATGCCGTACCAAAGCGTGGCCGTTAAGGCAGCAATAACACTGTGGGTGGACGAACATGTCTTTCTTGTTTGGCATGATGGACGGTGCATAGCCGTTGGAATCAAGTACAACGCCAAATTCGTTTTTCATTCTTGCTTTTCCTCAATTTTTAAGCATGTCTTTGATATCATTAAAAGCAGCAACCATCCCAGCGTAAAAAGCAAGCGTTGTCATGCTCTTAATGTCATCTTTGCTTACGGATTCAAAAGATGTAAAAAGAGACCGCGATGCGGAATCAGATGCCTTGCGAAAAGCCTGCACAAATTCATCGTTTGTTTGCTTCATCGTCCGTCAGTCCTTTCAGCTTTGCAATTTCGTCCGGTGTCATTGTGGGGATTCCCTGCTGCTGGCACTCCTGCACAATCAGTTCCAACAGGCGGTGCATCTGCTTGCTGTCGTATACACTGGAACCATACCAGCATTGCAGAGTGCAGAACGTGCCGTTTGGTGTAGGCATGGTATCCAGCAAAACAACCTGCCAGCCCTGTCCCTGGCTTTCCCATCCGCGCTTAAAGGTTTCTATTGCTTCCTGCTTGATGGTGACGATATCGCTTGCACCTGCAACATCCCGCACAAGGTCGCGATAAATCTCAACAGCAGGCTTTTTCAGCTTTTCGGCAAGCTGGTTCATGAGTGTCCACGCATAAGCGTTAGAAGTCAGGCTGCGCTTTTTCCGTACCTCGCCAAAAACACCTGCAAACAGCTTTCCGGGGCCGGATTTGACTTCGTTCGCAAAGTTCTGCGCTTCCTCCATGTCTGGCTTGCTTTTAAGACGAAGCATCAAAATCTCACCCATCAAGGTAGCATCCGCGATGTTGATTGTATGGCTCATTTTCTGCGCTCAAACTCCTTTGCAACTCCGCGCCAGTCGTCGGCGGTGAAGTCCTTATAGGCTTTGCCGATGAAGGTTCGCGCTTCATCGTTGACGGCCTTGTTGTCTTTGCCTGTGCGTTGGGCGTAACCTTTTAGCGCGGTCAGAGCCAAGTCCTTTACAGCTTGCAGAGTAACTTCCGGTGCAGCTGTAACTTGCTGTGGCTCTTCTTCGTACCGTTCCTTAAATTCATCCGCTTCACTGTCGGAGTAAATGCCATCAAATGCCAGCTTGCAGATTTTAAGGACAACGCGATCAAACAACCGCTTATAAGCCATCGCGTAAGGATAAGCGTTCTTGCAATTCGTTTGGGACGCTTCACCAATTTCATAAATGCCTTGCGCTTTATTTACGTAGGTGAACACAAGTGAATTGCCGTAGCCGGATTTGTCAACAGACACGCACTCAGGGTTGAATTTGTCCTTCTCCGGCATATTGTCGTTGATTTTAAGACAAGCATTGTGGTTGATAATCAGGCCTGTGTACGCCATCTTCCCGGATTTGGTTTCGTTCATGAGAATCCAAAAATCAGATTCTTTAAGGTATGGGCGATCTGCAATCGCCTTTAACGCTTTATCACGGCTTGCAATATATTTGGGGGTCTGCATAACGGGAATCTCCTGCCGAGATTTAGTAGAATATTCCGTTTTCTTCTCATTAAACATCAGACAGCTTCTCCTTTCAGATTGGGGGCGCTCATGCCTTTTCCTCCTTTTTCACAGTCCCGTTCACAGTCAGCTTTTCCGGCTCTCTGGTGAACGTGATATTCAGTGTTCCGCACGCTTCAATGCCGAGATTTTCTTCCTTTTTCAGGCTTTTCATCATCTCGTAGATTAGTTTTTCAATGCCATAGGTTTGCCCATCAACACGGATGGTTGTAAAGTTTTCCGAGCAGTAAAGGCTTCCTGTGGCTTCAATGTTATAGTTCTTCAGTTCCATCGTTATCCTCCCTTACCGTGCTATCAATGCACGTTTCGCCCCAAATGCAATCCTCGCACATAATGGGGTGGCCGTATTCGTCCGCTGCGCCGCAGCCGGGAAAGTCAAGATCAGTCATTGTTTGCTTTCTCCAATTCATCAAGTCGCTTTGCCATGCCGCTCATTGCAGCGCAGTAGGCGGCGCGAATCTGGCTGTATTTCCATTGTTCGCTGTTGTTCGTGTCCAGGATTGCGATTTGGACAGTTTCAAAAAACACCTGGTATTTTTGCGGGTCATTGTATTCAAATGCCATCTCGATGTCAAAAGAGTTCATGCAAACACCTCCCGCAGCGTAATAGCGGCCCATCCGCCCAGCAGGCAGGCAATAAGCCCGGCCAAAGATGCGACACCGCCGCCCTCTGCAAGGCCAGCAGCGGCGCAAATGGTGCCGATTGCACAACCCAGCAGGGTAAAGTTTGCAAAGCACTTGCAAACCGGAACAATATGGGCTAAAATAGACTTGTGAAACTGGAAAATTTCACGTTTTTTGCCGTTTAGTGTATTGCAGTACACTGGGCGGCTCTTTTTGTTTGCAGTCATGTTAGTGTCCTTTCTTGTTGTTTCCGCCGATCACATTGCCGTTGTCATCAAGTTCATCCCACAGGTAAGTACCCTTTCCGCTGTTGCGCCACTGGCCGATACCGCGCATTCTGCCGTAATTCAGGCATTCACGCACCATATCTTCCAATTTCGGGTCAAGGCACTCAACCTCAAATTCAATGGTGCTGCCTTCCGGCACGGTTTCGCTTTTGGCAATGCTGATGCGCTCACCCATCGGTGTCTGTGCCCGCAAAGAACGCTCACAGTAGCCCATCTTTAACCCGTGCGTATTGTAATGAATCTCGCGCGGATAAACAAAAATCAGGCCGTCAATGGCTTTCTTATAAGCTTTCAGCGCAGCGCAGGCTTTGCCGCCGGAATAGCCTGCCTTGCCAGCTTTTGCAAGCATCTGGCAAGAATCTTTGAACATGCCCTTAACCTGGTAATTGTACTGGAACGGCGTACCGTCTGCGGATTTGTAAAATACCGTGATACGGTCTTCCGCATTCTGGGCCTTGATGTTGTCAATTTCCTCTGCGGAAAGCTCGCTGGTGGGTGCTTTGCTGGCAATATAGGTTGCCAGCAGGTCTTCATTGCTTGGGGCGCTGCCCAACGCTTCTTCGGTCAATGTAATTCGTACTTTCATAGTTTTTCCTCCTGTAATAAAATTTCGGTTTCGGTGCGGTTCCAGTGCATGTCTGCGCTATTCCGGTGCAGATCAGCTCCGTGCTATTCCATTGCAAATCGGTTCGGTGCCACTCCATTGCATATCTGAGCATGTCTAGGCGATTCCTCTGCTCAACAATTCAAATCATGTCTTAGCGGTTCCGTTTCGTAGCGACTCACAGCTTCTCTTTACTATTCATCTCCGCTACCGTTCGCGGCTGCTCCATGCAATTCCAAAGCAGGTCGAATCAAAGCATTTCTGTTGCCATGCATTGCATATCACCGCAGGTCATATCAAGGCTATTCCAAAGCGTTTCTTCTCAAATCCATTCCGTTGCCAGTCCGGTCATCGCTACTCCGTTGCGGTTTCAAGTCGTTGCTTTTCCTTGCCATTCCGGGGCTTGTCATCTCGTCTCTGTGGTATGCAATTCCTCCGCATTTCCATGCTTTTCCCAGCCGAACAATTCCTTTGCCGAGCTGCGCATTTCCAGTGCGTATCCTTGCCTCTCTGTTCTAGCGCCATGCAAGGCGTCGCGTGGCCTTTCCAACGCTTGTATGTCGGAAATCAGCAGATAAGGCTTGCAATTTGTTCAACGGTTAAATCACGGAAGCTACCGTAATGCTGCCATACCCAGCCACGAGATTTGCCAAGAAGCTTAGCAACCTTTGTGGGGCCAAACAACAGTTGGCCGGGGTAAAGTTCAGCAGCGCGGGCGCGGATGCCAACAAGGGTTTCTTGGTAATGGGGCTTTTCACGGGGCATATGCTCCCCTCCTTTCAAAACCTCACGGCCCCCATAATGCTGATTGCAAGGGCCAGAACGGATAAGAGCAACGCCACATCTTCCTTACTCATGCGTTTCACTCCTTTTCTTCAAATCGGCCAAATTAAAATGGCCGGTTGTGATGTGCATGTTGTTCGGGTCGCCAAGAACAGTTTCGTTTTTTACGTCCTTGAACGTAACTTCCGGCGGAATCTTGATGTCGGGGCCGACTTTCAGGTCAATCTCATGTGCCGTCTGGGTAACAGTGGTATTCCCAAAACTGGTTACGCTTTTATCGTTCATATGTTTCTCTCCTTTCACAAAGCTTTCAAACACAGCAGCCGGAAGGTTTCGCGGCCTTTAGGGGTTACTAGGGTTTGGATGCCGCTCCAGTTGGTCTTTTCGTTGTAACATTCCTTGACTTCAAACAAGCCATCACTGCGGTCTGCATACGCCATGAGCTTGCCGCGCTGGTTGCGGAAAATGTATTTCTTGTCAATCAGGAAGCGGATAAAAGCCTTTTCGCTGATTCCAAGCTCTTTTGCGGTCTCGCGGAAATTGGTGAGTGTATTCCGGTCAACCAGTTCGTCAAAATATTCCGCTTTCGGCTGCATGATGGTGTTCTGAACCGTCAGTTCCGAAATTCTGGCATCGCGTTCAGCCAAAGTTTTGTTGGCAACCAGCAGGGCTTTCGCCATCAATTCCTCCGGGGTCATCTGTTCCTGCCCGGCGATGTAACCGCCGTTCTTGCGGATGCTGGGTAAAACTTCACTCGTGACCCAGCGTTTGAACTGTTTTGCGGTGGGAAGTTTGCTGGACAGAATCAGGCTGTAAAGGCCTGATTCGTTAATAATGGTGGTTTCCTTAACACCAAACTGGGTGGTGATTTGCCACCCAGTTTTTTCATCCTCATCAACATGGGTTTTTAGGGCGTTCACAGTATCCTTGTACCCAAGCACAGAAGCAACATCCTTGCCAACAAACCACGGTTCGCCGTTCATCTCTACCGTGCGTACATCGTTGTTTTCGTACTTGAAAATTTGTATGTTGTTCATTGTTCACCTCCACACTCATCAGAAAAATGCAGCTCCATCAAGTCGGCAATTGCGAGATATTCTTTGGCGTATTTGCTATCGCCGTGGGTTTTCTTGACGATCTCACGGAACTGCGCCAAATCACCATAAAAGCAACCACACTGTACGCGAAGAATTTTATCCTTGCAGCGGAAAAATGTGGTCGTGCGGAAACATCTGCCAAACCCTTTGACGACGGCATAGTCAGCGTCGTCGGAGACCTGCGCGTTGCCGTAGACCCACGCGTCGCCGTAGACCCGCGCGTTGCCGGAGACCCGCGCGTTGCCGGAGACCAGCGCGTCGCCGGAGACCTGCGCGTTGCCGTAGACCCGCGCGTCGCCGGAGACCTGCGCGTTGCCGTAGACCCGCGCGTTGCCGTAGACCCGCGCGTCGCCGGAGACCTGCGCGTTGCCGTAGACCCACGCGTCGCCGTCGTGGGAAAGATTATCTTCCTTCTCAATAAATCCGCCGAGTTCTCCCTTCTCGACGTTGCCAAAAGCGACGAGAGCCTTAATGCGGAACAGCTTCTTCCCGAAAACGTTCGTTACAAATTCGGCGGTAAGTTCAAATTTCTTCATGGTTGGATTCCTCCTTAAAATACAGCCCGCACAGCAGATTCAGCGCCAACAGGGCGGAGAGAGCGGCGGGGGTGTTTTGCTGTCCTGCATCAAGGTTCCACCTCCGTGCTACATTCAGTGAACAAGTAATCCAGCGTGCAGCCTTTGAGCGCCCCTTGAATGGCTTTCATCTCGCGCAGGGTAAATTGGGAGTGCCCGGTCAGTTTGTTTTGCATGGTAGCGCGGGAAATTCCAATATGCTGCGCAAGGTCTTGCTGCGTACAACGCTGCTTTTTAAGCTCAATCAATAGGTTTGGGAACACTGGGTTTCACCTCTTTCTTTGTTTTCGCGTTCGGCACGCTTGGCCCAATAGTTGGCGTTGTATTCGTGTACCCGGTCTTTGTTTTTTGCTCGCCACGCTTTGTAGTAAGCCTGGCGGGCTTCTTTTGCCGCATCGCTCATCCCAGTGGTGTGGGTTGCGTTTTTATCGTTCATTGTTTCACCTCCAGCCATAAATTCATTGCTCGCTGCGGTTCTGCATGATATAATCGCCATTAGAAAGGGGGTGCAATAGTTTGAACTACTTTGTCTTAGCGCTCATTGTGGTCATAGGGTATAGAATCTTATTTTGCCTATCTGGGTATATTAGAGCCGATTACTATGAGCGCAAATACAAAAAGTACATAACTGGAAAAGAAACAGATTTTGCAAGCTGTACTGCTCCGATTAAAAAGCTGCTTAAACAGGCAAAAATTCCAGATTCGACTGTTACGGTTGTTGAACCTATTGGCTATGGTAACTATCAATCCGTTCAAGTCAGCGTTCTTGAAAATTTGTCCGTAAAACGCAGTGATGTTATGGCGGACGCATTAAACATGCTCGCTAAAGTCAAGGGAACCTTTCTAATGAACTTGAGGGAATGTTTTTCCCCTCTGTATTGGGTGCAGTTGGTTTTGTTTCTTCCTGTAAAACTTTGTGATTATTTAGGTGTGTCAGAAAATCATTTAATACCAAAGCTCTTACAAGTTGTTTACTGGGTATTAGTTCCTCTGTTGCTGGTCTTGCGTAACCAGCTGTACCATCTCATCATCCAGCTTATCCAGCAGGCGGAGTAAAAACTTGCTCACCAGAATAAGCCCTCTGGCATCTACCTTTTCGGCAGATGCCATATTTTTTTGAGCATCTGCAAGATTGGTCAGGATTGCGCCTTGCATGATGCGCTTGCGGGAGCATTTCAAGGTTTCACCTCCTTCAATAGCTCGTCTACCGTGCAGCCGTAAAGTTTGGCAATCTTGGAAAGTGTCGCCGCGCGGGGGGATGTTTTACCAGTCTCCCAAAGGCAAACTGCCGATTGGTCAACGCCAAGAGCCTTTGCCACCTGGGACTGAGTAAGGCCCGCTTTCTGTCGAGCCTGAAAAAATGTCATTTATCTCACCTCCTATATGCAAAATAATGAGATTATCTCATTGACAAACAAGAGGCATAAAGCTATAATGAAATTGTCGAAAATCATTGGTAAGCCGCTGAAACATGGGGCTTGGCTTTTGCTTTGCTTGTTTGTATGTTATGATTATATCTCATTCTTATCATTCTTGCAATAGCAAAATATCATTTTTATCAATCTTGTGTACTTGCACAAAATGAAAAGAGGTTATTTGTATGTTTTGGATGAATTTTCTTCGCCTGTGCAACCAGGTAGACAAATCTCCAAATGCTGTTGCTGCTGAGATAGGAATCAAATCAAGCGGGTCTGTAACCGCGTGGAAAAATGGGACAGTACCTTATGCCAGAACGTTGCAAAAAATTTCTGACTACTTTGGCGTAACAAAAGAAGAACTTCTTTCCGACAACGAAGAAGGAAGCCGCTCTAAAACACAAGATTCCAATAAAAAAGAAAAGGCCCCTGGCATTTCTGCCAAAGACCTTACTGAAGAAGAACAAGAAGCTATTGAATATTTCCGCAAACTCAGCCCAGAGGAACGTGCATTTCAGGTTTATCTTTGGAAAGCTCGCGCAAATCATTCATGATTGCTTCTTTTTCTGCTTTGTTGCACGCGCGGAAAAATGCTATAAACTCCTTCTCTTCGTCCGTAATGTTTTGCATATGTTCCTCCTATCACTGTCACTCAGGCCAAAATCAGCTTGAGAATCATCAGCTGCATTACGATACTCAGCCCTATGGGCAGAAGTACCAGCAACAACATGCCAATGGTGTATCCGTTGGATGCTTTGATGTCGTTCATCTCGCGGCGCAAAAAATCTTCGTTAATCATGTTCTTCATCCTTTCACAGTAGCGGCAATGATAAAAAGCAGAATTGTAAGCCCAAACCATACCCATGCGGCGGTGTAAAGGTAATCCGCAATGGTGAAAATGGTGCTCTGGATATTGCCCAAGCGCCGAATCTTCTCGTATGCGGCCAGAATGTTTTCATCCGGCTGGTTCTGATTTTTTTCGTCTGGGGCATCCGGTTCTTTCCCGATCTCTTTGCAGAACGCAATGTAATCATCCACGCAGTTGATGAACGCTTGCTCGATGCCGTCAACGGTTTCTGCGTGATAGTCAACCAAATCTTTGATACCATCAATCTTGCCGTAATAGATTTTATCGTATGGGTCGTATTCCGGCGTTGTAGTATAGCCTTTATAAAAGATTTTTACGGGGAATAACAATCCGGCATCGGGAACAGGTTCTCCATTTAATGTACATCCCCTATCGCCATATGTATAATCAATCCCCAGCTTGTCACAGAGTTGTATTGCCAGTTTGGTTGCTGATATTTGCTTTTCTATGTCAGTCATTGTTCCTCCCCGCATCAGTTGTAAGTTGTCATTTTGACAACTTTGTGTTGTACTTACATCTTATTACAGATTGCCGTAACGGTCAATTAGCAAAACGCACAAATTTCAGGTTTCGCGCTTTACTGCCCGCTTTTTGGGCCTTTTGCGTCCATGCTTTGGTGGGATGGTTAAATCAGGCAGTTTCATGGCTGTTTTCCCTCCGTGCTCGGTCTTGCAGCACAGCGCGATACAAGGCTTCAATGGTTGCCGCATTACGGTTTTGGTAATTCTTTAGACGTTCCACGTTATTCATTGTTGATTCCTCCTGTGTTTTTTGACTACAGTAAGAATCTTAACATGTTTTTTATGCCATGGCTTCCATTTATTTCCATGGCATTTTTTGAATATTTTTTTCTTTATATTTCCTTAACTGTTGTTGTATAAAAATCTTACCGCATTTAGAGCGCAAAACATGTAAAAAATTGAGGGTGATGAAATGGAAAGTAGAGCTGATTTCAGAGAACGTGAAGGACTTATTCTTTCGCAGTGCCGGTTGGAATCCGGGCTTTCGCAAGAATATGTAGCCCGGCAGATGGATGTGAACATCCGCACGGTGCGCAACTGGGAAGAAGGGCTTTCCCCTATCCGAAACGATGATCTGTTGATGTGGTTCGCCGTCTGCAAACAATCCCCCTGGCGCTGGCTGCAGCGCATCTGGATGCCGTCTGCATTTAGCGATACCGATACTCCAAACTGGACGGACGAGCAGGTAGACAAGGCACTTTCTGATTATATTGCCCAGATGCCGGGCCTGTACAAGCGCCGCCTGCTATATATCCTTTGTGGGGCGCATGGGAGCGATTGGGCGGGCCAGATAGACTTGTTATGCGCTAACGCTCATACGTCCATGCAAAGCCGTGTACGCGTCTGTCAGGCCGTAATACAGAACTACCGGATAGATACCGCAACTGGGAATGACCACTGCCCGGAAAGCATCAAGCCGGACTTTGACCACCTGCAAATATGCCTGCAAGCCGGAGAAGCTGCCGTTCTGGCAGGCAACGGCGAATATAACGCAAGGGAAAAATAAAAAAGGCAAGTTTTTTGCCGAATTTTGTCTAACCCATTGCAAATATAAAATAGAATTATTATAATGAGGGTGCAAGGAAACTTGCGAAGATACAGCCGTAGAGCGCGGCTGTCGCGGGAAAAAGAAAGCTCAAGTGTTGACTTCGTGGTAGAGCGCCACGAACGGAAAATAAAGAAAGCTCGATTGAAGAGCCGCCCCCTCATTGATTTGAGGGGGCATTCTTTTTTGGATTACATTTATTTGTCCGAATCATTTTATCAGGATTATATTGGCTGCGCCGAAATAGAGCAAAAGCCAACACGTCCATACATAAGGATATGCGTAAAAATAAACGGGGTTTTGTTTGCTGTGCCCATGCGGTCACACATAAAGCACAAGCATGTGCTTTGGACAAACGAAGCAGCAGGCTGTGGTCTGGATTTTTCAAAAGCCGTTGTTATAACTAAATCTGAATATATAAATCGTTCCCAAAGGCCGCACATCCGGCAAGATGAATTTAATTCTCTAAAAGGAAAAGAGTTTATTGTACGGCAAAAAATGGAACAGTATATAAGAGATTATAAAAAGGCTGCAGCACGGCTAGATGTGCCAAGAAATAAGGAATTGTGCCGATATAGCACACTACAGTATTTTGAGAGGTACATATAAAGCAAAAATCCCCTGCCGGTGGTGACGCACCAGCAAGGGATAAAGGGCCGTCAACATGAAAAGTTGACGGTTTCATTATAAAACATTTTTTGGAGGGCTGCAAGATGAAAAAGGATTTGACAGTTGGGCTCTTTCACCGAAAAGACGGAAGATACCAGCGCAAAGAGATGATAGGTGGCGTTTGGAAAACATTTTCAGCTAAGACGCCCGCAGAGGTTTGGCAAAAGGTTGAGGATGCCAAAGAAGAGCAGGAAGAAAAGGAACGAATTGAAGAAGAGCGTTCAAATGCTGGGCCGCTGTTCAGCGAAATTGCAAAAGAATATATCCGCGTTGTGCAGGGCATGAAAAGCGGAACGCAAAAAAGCTACCTGCCTGCCGTTAAGCGGGCTACTGACGAGTTTGGCGAATACCACATGCGGGAAATTGAGCCTTACATGATCGCGGAATTTCTGCGCGGGCCTGAAATGGCAGGGCGGGCTGCCACAACGGTATCAAACCAAAAGACTGTGATAAACAACATCTTTCAGTATTGGATTGACAGTCCAAAGTGGCGCGGAGATATAAACCCGGCAACGCAAACTAAAATGCCGCGCGGCCTGCATAAGGGCAAACGACAGCCCCCTACAAACGAGCAAGTGGCAGTGGTAAAGGAACATTACCTTGACCCCGATGCGCTCCCTGCGGTGGCTTATCTTTGCACTGGCGAGCGCAAGGGCGAAATGTGCGCCATACAGCTGCGTGATATTGACTTTGATAAAAACATCATCCACATCACAAAAACGATAGAGCACAAGGGCAATGCCGCTGTGATAAGGGATTATGGCAAAACCCCGGCAGCAATCAGGCAAGTGCCGCTGCTTTCCATGCTAAAAGAAGCCCTACAGCCCATCCGAAAAATGCCAAAAGACACATACATTATTGGCCTTGATACAAAGCCTGTAAGCAAAAGCCGCTATGATCGTATGTGGCAAAAGTTCTGGCGAAAATACGGCGTGGCAAAGCCGGTGCCCAGAACCAAAAGCGTTGTAAAGCACGGCAAGAATGTAACCGTTGCATATACTGATTGGAAAGTTCCTGTGTGTGGGCACCAATTCCGGCACGAATATGTCTGCATGCTTGCAATGGCCGGTGTGCCGGAAGAGATTGCAATTCAGCTTGTGGGCCATGCAAACGCCAAAATGATTCATGAAGTTTATTTAGCCCTTAAGCCCCAAATGATTGAGGAAGCACGGAAAAAGCTTGAAGCTGTTTTGTCAAATGTTAATTAAGGGATGCCCCTACTTAATGTTGCAAAAAAAAATTTATGCGCTGCGGTGGTTCAACCACTTCGGCGCATTTTTTTGCACCAAATCCGCACCAAAATCCCGATAACCCGGATTGCAAAACAATGTATAAAATTTTTGCACCATGAATGCACCATGAATAATATACATTTTTGAACGTTTTTGAACAGATTTGAACAAAGAAAAAACCGCTAAGCATCGTCACTTAGCGGTTTTTTGTCGGTGCAACAGCCGTATTCATTTTGGTCCGAGTGGCGAGAGTCGAACTCTATTACATTAACGTATTATCGTATAAATACTGCATGTGCACCAAAATTGCACCTGTGCAATTTGACGGAAAACTTTGCAGCCCTATATTTGGTATTGCAAATCTCACCCTATAATAATGGACAAAACTTTTATTTAGTTCTTTTCAAATCGTGCATCAATCCTGCATACGTTTCCGGTTTTGCTTCCTTTAGTGCGTCCATGAATTCATCCAGCACACGCCAAGCATGGCCGGAGTCTGCGCTTTTCATAGTTTCCAAAAATTCACTCATTCCACAACACACTCGTAATATTTTTCCACTTTGTTTTTGGAAGCATCTTTGTCATTGATGAATGCCGCCGCCAAGTCTGCATAGAATTCAGCCATGTTCACGTTGTGCTTTTTAGCTGCCGGATAGTAGTCACTGAACATCATGTTCATGGCCGCATAGAATTCTTCTTTTGTGCAATCCATCCCACGCGGGGCCATGTAAGTAGAGGTCTGTTCTATCGTCCAGTGTTCGCCGGTGGAGCCGTCGGCGTTTTCCATGTTATGCACCCATTGTTTCAAGTCGCCGGAATCTTTTGCGATGCGAAGCATTCTTGCAAAGTCATTCATGGCAACGTAACAGCGCACAATGCTTTCAAACTCTGTCAGGCTTTTGGAGGATATTGCATCACCCATGCAATAATAGGCTTCTTCCATCAAGCGCTGTTCATAGTCCTCAAAGTCCTTGTATGTAAGCTCTTTCAAGCCTTACACCCCCTGTTCAGCGCATATCCTCCGCATAGCGGCGTTTATATTCGCGGTCATCCTGGTCTGTGTCCATCCGGCGGCGCATGTCATCCGCATAACGGCGGTCACGGCGCATATCGTTGCCATAACTCCCGCGCATTTTTGCTTCCCAACCGCCATCATGGCTGTAACCCTCTTCTTCCATGATGTCATCAAGGTTGGCAATGCTCTGTGTGACCTTGTAAACCACGTCAAGATCACGAACATTCAAAGTGCCGTGACGGGAAACTTCATCCAGTTCATCACAAAGCATTTCCCGGATGTCATTCATTGCTTTCATGCTCATTGTTATTTTCCCCTTTCTTAACTTTCGCGTTCAACAATCAGATTGCTGTTGGATACGGAAATTGCCTGCGTGCTGCTATTTTCCACCGCTATTGTTACGCAGCATCCACGAGGAACCTCTACAAATGCAGCAATGTAAATATTGAAGAAATTTTCAACTGCCGCAGGTGTCACGGTTGCTGTGGCGCTATTCAGCGGCTCACCATTGATTGCAAGAGAAGCTGAAATCGCTTCAACTGTTCCTCCAGTTGGAATTGCAATATTCGCCCCAAACGAAATTTTGAATCGTGCCTTGCACTGATTTGTCAAACCGCGCAGCGTTACAATGCCAGACCCGGCACGGTGAACAATGCAGCTTTTTCCGCAAACTGCCGTTTCGGTAAGCGGCACATTCTGCCCTGCGGCAATGTTCACGATACTGGAATTCGTAAATTCAGCCATAAAATCGATCCTTTCATATAAGTATAGCGGCGGGACTGTTGCCCCGCCGCTTTTTTGCAAAATCAGCACGGAGCTGAACAGTTTCCAATTTGGAAACAGTTGCTATTGCTATTCGGTTTTAGCAGTTGCAGGTGCCGCAATTCCCATACTGATACGGTGCGGGAACGGGGAAAGCCGGAACAGGGCGGGGGTTGTAATAGGCAAGCTGCCCGCTCATATAGGCTTTCAGCGTTTCATTCTGCGCAGCCTGACTTGCGGAAAGCTGTGCAGCAAAAAGCTGCTGGCTCTGCTCTGCAATCTTGGCATCCTTAGCTTCAATGCGCTGCGCCGTCAGCGCGTCAAGCACCGCGCGGGCGTTGGCGTTCTGATTCTCGATGATGTCCCGCGTGCCGTTCTGGATAGTCTGGCGCGTGTCGCAGGCCTGCGTAGCAAGGTTGTAATTTACGCCCTGAATCGCTTCGCGGGTTTCGCAGCAGCAATTGGCCTGCTGCATCTGCATTGCATTCAGCTGCTGCATAAATGCCGCCTGCTGGTTTGCGCGGCTGATTTCCGCCGACATAAAGCCCTGCTGCATAGCGTTCTGCACGCCGTTGACAAGCTGTGCCTGTGCATAGAAACCATCGCACAGGCCGTTGTTTACGTTGTCAATCTTGCGTTCGATGTTGGCAAAATCACTGGTGAGAATGTAGCCGTCAACTGCGCCTGTGCTGCCGTTGCCGCCAAAACCGTTGTTGCCCCAGTTGCCGCCCCAGCCGCAGAAAACGAACAGGAACAGGATAATAATCCACCAAGCACCGTCACCGCCGAAGCCCCAGCCATTGCCGCTACCGCTATTCGCGGGCTGAACAGGCATCGTCATCACAGTGCCATCCGAAGACAAACTCATAATTGTACTCCCTTCAAATAAATTTTATTGTCTAACCGTGCGCACGGATTAAACCTATCACATAAACGACCTAAACTGCTGCGCCATCGCTTGCAGCTGGTTCAGCTGCGCTTGGCTCATCTGCCCTGATTGCAACAGCTTTTCTACTTCTTTCTTGGGGTCTCCCTGAAAATTCGCCCGGAACTGCTGAAACTGCTGCATCATCTGCTGAAATTGTCCCATCGCGCCCGGCATTTTGCCGCCACCTAAAACGTTAAACAGAGGGTTGCTCATTGTCTGCCTCCTTTTTCTTGCGCGTCAAAGGCTTGTCTGCCGTCAGAGCGTCAAAGCGGGCTGTCAGAGCGTTAAACTCCTGCCGTGTGACATATTCTTCTTTTGGCTTTTGCGCGGTATGTGTGGGCTGTTTCTGGCTTGCCGTGCGTTCCGAGTAGTCAAAAACGCGCAAAGGCTGCGGCATACCGCTGGCATCGGTGGATTTGATATAAAATGTGCTGTTTTCGCTGTCCATCAGCAGCACGCTGTTTCCTGCCGCGACCATATACGCTTTGGCTCCTTCTTCGCCCTGCACCCATATAATAGGCGCGGTCTGCTGCGCTGTTGGCTGCTGCTGCGGATACGCCGCCTGCCGGAGCTGTGCAAGCTGATCTGGCATAGCCGACGGCATCTGCTGCCCCATCGGATAATAGTTCGGCATATAGCCGGGCTGATACGGTACGCCAAACGCCATAGTCAATCATCCTTTCTGCCAATAATACAGTGGCGTTTCTTCGCCGCTGTCCCAAGTATCAAGCCAATCGCCGTCAACGACCGCGACAACGTGCGTTGCCATAGCCAGAATATATACGCCAGTCGGATTGTCGGCGGCGAAATCCGCAACGGTGTAACAGTCCGGGCAGGTGTTTGGCAGTGTGTGCCGCTGCCAGCCTTTCCGCCGCAGATAACTGCCCCAAACATAATTTGCCGTTGGCATATCATGCAGCAAATAGCCCTCAAGTGCTAATGCTGCGTATATATCTTCCCAGCTTTTCCCTGTTCCCGTCGCAATGGCCCGAACGGTGCAATCTCCAACACGCTTGTGTTCTGGATTTAGATTGATTTGTGTGTAAGCCATTTTTGTTTCCTCTAGCTTAATTATAAAAAAATAGACGTAAAAACGTGCGACACGAACGCGACAGTTTTACGCCAAGTTTATACAAAATATTTTACAAAAGTCTATTTACAATGCTACTTTAGAGTAGTATAATATAAGCAAAATAAGGAATAAACACACAATTATAACAGGAGGAAAACAAAATGACTAACACCATTATTAACAACATCAACGCAGATATCATCAGCAAGGCAAACGAAGCGAACAAGGCCGAAACCGAGCGCATCGTTAATACCTATCAGCAAATGTGGGGTAACGGAGATAGCTTTATAGCGAATGACATGGCTTTTCTTTTTGGCGGTGCACAGCGCAGCGGATTGAATGATGACGAAGAGATGGCAGCAGCTGTCAAGGCCGCAGAAACCGACCTGATTTATAAAGTTATCATCAAGACTTGGTTCAAGGATATGAGCCGCGCAGATGCTGTTGCTATCTGCAACAAGCTTTTTGGTAGCAGAGACAGCATTCAGATTTTTTCTGCAACACTAACCGCAAACGATGTTGCACGGAATTGGAATGCAGAGCACAGCAACGAGAAGCCCATTTACATGACCACCCGCGCTATTGAGGAGACTTTTGGAAGCATCTAAGGATGCAGGAGGCATCAAGATGGACATTACTCTCAAGGAATACGCTTTTAGACACGGCAGAACTCCCGCAACCGTGCGGCAGAAAGTTTTGCGCGGAGGATTTAAGACCGCGCACAAAATGGGCCGTGACTGGCTCATAGACGAAAATGAGCCTTATATCAAGCGCCCGACAAGGAATTCGAGGCAAAATCAAAAGGCAAAAGACGAGGAGGGGCAATGAAATGAAATCGTTGCCCCCGTTACCATCAAAAATTGTTACTGCATACCTTCTTCCGAACGAGTTATCCGCACTTTCAAACTTGCAAAAAAGGATGAAACTTGAAAGTCTTTCGGATGCGGCAAGGTATTGTATCTTAAAATGTAAATTGCCAGTGTATCCACTTCCACAACGTTCTGATATCGCATTTTACTATAGGAAAAGAATGGACATAGCCTTACACTTTGACGAATATGATGTATTACAAAACATTGTCAGCACAATGTCAAAGCAGTCCGGAAAAAACATTTCGATATCAACTGCAATTCGTAGCGCGATTGTATATGTATCGAAGCAATAAAAACAAGAAAGCCCCCGTTTGTGATTGAATGTATCACAAACGGGGGCTTTTCTTACCTTATTTTATTTTTTATCGCTTTGACTCTCCGATTAACCGTCCTTTCACTGCAATACAATTCCGCCGCAATATCGGCGTTATGCAGCCCACGCCGCCGCAAGTCTAGTACGGCGTGTTCGTCATCGGTCAGGTCAAAACAGAGGTCATCATAGTCGCTGCGGCTCATTCGGAAATCAAACTTACTTCCCATTGCCAAAGCCCTCAAGAATCTGCTTGAAAGCCTGATGTAGACCGGTGGATGCCAGCCCGCTTGCAAGGCCGGACAAAATCACAGTAGCGGTAATTTCAGGCCAATTCATCCAGCAGGCCAGCGCAACACCAAGCGCCGCGCAAATCGTGGGAATATACCGGTTGTCAACATCCTTAATCCACTGCTTGACAATCCAGCCCACGCACAGGCAGATGCCAACAATCACGGGAATCATGTATTCGGACAGAAAAGAAATATCCATTTTGCTTTCTCCTTTTTTTAGCCGATCAGATGCTTCTGCAAAGCTTCCTTGGCTTTCTGCATCTGGTCAATGTTGTTTCCATCAAGGTTGTGGTCAAGCAGGGCAAGCAGTGCCTGCATGGTCACGTGCTGCCCTTCATCCATGCGGTCAAGCCGCTGTTTGTCGTTTCTCAAAAAGCCCTCCATAGCGTTCACCCGCGCTTCTAACTGGGTAATGCGTTTGTCCTGGTCGGTTTTTGGCTTTTTTATTGCGGTAATTACTTTGCTGATAGCCACTCCCCCGGCATACAGTCCGGCAGCAGCACCCGCCGCGTAAATCAAAAATGCCCAAGCTTCCGCGATCGTAAACGAAAATACATGCTGCATTGGCATCACACCTCCACGATGGGAATTCCATAGGCTACAGCCGCGTCATGTTCAATGCGGCATCCGCGATAGTCCTGCCAGCCAGGGGCGAACACCACAAAATCAGCGGTGCCCAGCAGCTTGAGGCTTTCGCCCAAATACCACAGCGGCGTTGCGTCAGTCGGGGCGTTCTCAAAAAATGAATCAATGACTGCTAAATTTTCGTGTGTTTTCATGTACACATCAGCAATCAAAACCTTGCGTTCCTTGATAATTTCTTCGTCCGTTTTGCCGCGCATCGGCTGAGAAATAAAAAGTTTTTTCACTGCATCACCCCACATACTCGGCCTTGTACAGCCCTGCATCAATCAGCTGCAGCTCTGCGCACTTGCGCATGATGTACCAGGCGTCGCCGCTGGATACCGGTCCAACGTCCAGCATCCACTGGTTGCCACCCACGCAGGTTTCGCGGTACAGGCCAGCGGAGATAAGCCCCAGGCCATCGCACAGGGCGCGGATGGTTGCGCGGTCGCCGCTGGAGATACGGCCAATGGTAATCCGCTGCTTGTCCAGCTTGTTGGGGGTGGTATCCTCCGGTGTGGGCGCGGTGTGGCCCTGCAGGCCCGCCTGGATCATCAGCTGCTCATAGTCCTTGTATACCCTGTTGCAATCCAGGCTGGTGCCGTAGCCGGGCACGCCCAGAGCGTTGCGGCTGCTGTACTGCCAGATGCCATACGGCAGGGGACAGGTGCATGTGCTGCCATACTGGGCAACCCAGATATCATATTTAGACAGCGCCTTGTAGTCCAGGCGGTTGCGAATAAAACCGCAGCTAGCATACAGGATGCCGTAATACCCTGCGGCCTCAATCTCCGACAAAAAGGCCTGTACAAGTGCCGTGCGCTGCGCGTTGGTCAGGCGCAGGATGCACGGCTCGTACTCGATATCATACGCCACCGGCAAACACAGATGCTTGCCCTTGATCGCGGCCAGGCAGCAGCGGGCCTCCTGGCGGGCTTCCGCCGGGGTACTGGCGTAGCTGTACCAGTACACACCGTACTGGATGCCCAGGCGGGCACACTCAGCTGCGTTGCGCTCAAACTGCGGGTCAACCTGACTGCTGTAACGGCCATACCCGGCGCGCAGCATGGCGTGGCGGATGCCCTTGCTGTAGGCTGCCTGCCAATCAAATTTGTTTTGGTGTTTCGATACGTCGATTGCATAATACATGCGCTTCACTTCCTCTGTGTGTTGTATGCTGCTGTAACTGCCCAGCTTGACCGCACTGCTGGCCGTGCTGAAATCAGCATCCAGCCAGTTCAGCGGGTTGGTACGCTGGCCTTTCCAGCGCACTTCAAAATGCAGGTGTGCTCCATAGCAGTTGCCGGTATCGCCGCTGTAGCCGATCAGCTGGCCTTCCTGCACCTGCTGCCCCTGCGCCACGCAAAGCTGGCTCAAATGGGCGTACAGCGTTTCCAACGTGCCGTACTTGTAGGTCGTGTGGCGCAGCTTAATCATGTTGCCATAGCTGTTGTTGTCGCCCTGGGTGCGCTTGCCGTTCCAGCGGTAGGCCGTCTCCACTGTGCCGCCCTCTGCGGCGTATACCGGCGTGCCCACCGCCGCGCGGAAATCCAGCGCCCGGTGCAGGCTGCCATCATTGTAGAGCCAGCCCGCGGTGATGATGTGCTGGGCCAGGGGCCAGTGAAGCAGAACGTCTTCGTTTTCCAGTCTCATATCATATACCTCTCGTTACAATCGCGCTGATCGCCGTCAGTCCACTCGGCAGGCCAGTCAGTTTTCCGTTGCTGATGCTTAGGCTCAAACTGGTACTGCTTGGGCTGCCATATATAGCGCCCTTGTGGTACTTGTCGCCCTCAAACGCGACCAGGCTCGTAGTCTGCTGGCCCCAGCCGCCGGAACTGGTCATGGTGCCGTAGCCCCAGATCTTGATTGCCCCGTCAGTGCGCTTAAAATTCACGCTGGGGCTGGTGTCTGTGACGGCATATGCCTCAACGTTGTTATTGCTCTTGGCAGGCTCCGCAGTACCGGTAACGTTTACCCCCGCTGCACTCGTAAATGTTTTGCCTTTTGCAACATCCGCAGCAGTAGCGTTGCCAAAAAGAATAGCATCGGCTCCAAGCTTTATGTAACTGTTGTGCCGCATAATCTTGTCATCGTCAAAACAATGGATTTTTATGCTGATGTTATCGCTGTCGCTGTCACGCTCAATCGTGATCTCTTCATCGCCGGAGGTATAGTAACTTAGTGTTTCCCCTGCAAGGTATTCTGTCAGTTTGCCCGTAACTTTGGCCCCCTGCACATACGCCGTTCTGCCTTTTGCAATATCGCTCGCTGTCGCATCGGCGTCGGAGGTATCGGCGTCATTGGTGTTGGTACCGACAACTTTCAGCCCTGCCGCGGATGTCATGGTTTTGCCCTTGGCTACGTCGGCGGCGACGGCATTACCGTAAGTAGAGGGCGACGTCCGGAGCTTTACAGAAGCCCCTTCTTTGTAGAGAGCTGGATATTGGAATTTTTTGCTGTGCAGGATGTGAGACCCATCGTATGACACGCTAGCATTTGCCATGGTATACTGTTTCGCCTCGACTGTATCAACTGTTCCGGTGACCTTTTCCCCCTGTACATACGCTGTCTTGCCCTTAGCAATATCGCCCGCTGTCGCCGTAGCATCGCTGGTATCCGTGCCGCCTGTGGCGGGGCGAGTGCCAGTGATCTGCATGCCGGTGGCATCGTGCGCAGTTACACCCTCCACCAGATCGCTGGGGGTCACGGTGTCGCCGGTCAGATCAAGGGCGATCTTATCATTGATAACCACCTTGTTTACGGCCATGCTCAGCCCCCAATCGTCAACGTCTGGCCGCCAGCCGCATTATCAACGTATGTGGCCGGGATCGCCTGCACAGTAACTTGAGACAGGCAGTTATACGCTTTGTCGGGCAGCACAACCTGCTGCTCAAAGGTCGGCGTAACGCTCTTGGCCTGCGGCTTCATACCTTCGCTGCCGCTCATAGAGCCTTTCACGCCCAGGACCGTAACGCCCTCGCGGATATTTGTGGGCACCAGCTTGGCCTGTTCGGTCGCTGCGATGGTCACCCCGCCTGCGCCATCGTGGAAGCCCATGGGGATGGTGTACTTACCAGAAACGGTGCTGATTTCACCGTTGACTTCGCCGTTGTTGGGCATCGTGCCAGTCATTTTGGCGCCACGCGCGTAGAATGTTTTACCGTTCAAAACCTCCGCCACAGCTGCGGTGGCATCGCTGGTATCCGCGTCTTTCGTGCTGGTACCGGTAATGGGGGCGCCGGACTTGTCGTGCGCCGTGATACCTTTTGCCAGCTTGTCCGGAGTTACGGTATCTGCGGTAAGGTCAAGTTTCGTTTCCTTGCCGATAACAACCTTGTTTACGTATTTATTGGGCATTGTAGTATTCATCTCCTATTATCAGTGTGTAGCCGCTTGAATCGTTAGATACCTCGTACTGCGGTATCTTGCGGATTGTCACGTCTTTCTGCATCAGTTTTTTCGCCGTGGGCAAAACCTGCGCCGTAAACAACGGCGTGATGTCATATGGCCCGCTATACTCCGGCGCACTAACCACTGCGGTGCCGGTCACGTCCACCCGCACGGGTGCCGCTCCGGCAATGCGCACCGATACGGCGCTCTGTTGAGCCACTCGCACCTGGATCATGAGCCATCCGCCTCCTGGAATAAGGTCGGGCTCATTTTAAGAGCCAGGATCTCAGTCTGCGGCTGATCAGTGCTGTCCCGCAATGTGATGCGGGTGTCCATGTACAGCGTCTCGCCGCCCATGAATTTGTATGTCTCCGCCCGCGTCCAGGGGATAAGGATGATGTTCTGTCCTTCCTGCCGGGTGCAGTCGTCGGGCCAGACGTTGGTTTTAATGGCCGGGAAGCCTTTGCAGCTCTTCTGTTTGAACACAAATTCGATCCGGCTTACCTCGTCCAGGCTCATGCCGATTTCAACCGGCAGCGCAAATTGCGTTCCCTGTTTCATTCGTTTTTCTCCTCAGCGCCTTAATTCGGCATTTCTTCTTCCTCTGTTTTCGGAGTTTCGATGTTTGCCGCCGCTGCTTCTTCCGCTGCCATGTTCTCGCGCACGGCATTCAAAACGTTCTCCAAAATCAACTCCGTCACGGCAAACGGCAGCGTTGCTTCGTTAATTGCAGCAATAACTTTGCGTTTGCACTCTTTAATGCGTTTGTTGTCAGTCATGGGGCATCCTCCTTACAGCCGCGCGTTTACAGCGTTTTTCAGTGTGGCAATGGCGGCCAGAACCTCTTCGTCCAGGGCTACAAAGGACCCCCGGTTGTTCTGGCTGGTGATGTTGCCGTTACCGTCCAGTTCCATGTAGGTGTAGCTCACTCGCTCACCTTCGGCAGTCGTTACGACCGCCACGCCGGATAATTTTTTCATTGCAATTCCTCCAAAAGAATGTCTGCGGTTTCGTTCGCGCCTGTATCTATAGCGAGCAGGTCAGCTGCGACATCGGTGCCGGCCTCCTGCGCACGGGCGGCAGTGCTGGCGGCCAGCTCAATGCCCGCCGGGGTACCAGCGGGATAGCTGCTGTCACTGCGATCGGCATAGCTGCCCTCATAGCCGCGCTGGGCGGCCATGCAGAGCCATGCAAATTGCTGACCTGGTGCGCCGTGTATAATGGCATACTGGCCGCAGTTTTCGGCCCACAGGTGGCCGGTTCCATCGCAATCCGTCAGCAGCCAGGCGGGCTGCCCGTGCTGGGCGATGGTCTCCGCATAGCGCGGGTCAAGGGCAATCAGGCACCAGCCTTCGGGACCGCACTGGCCCTTGCCCCAGTCCGCAAAGGTTGGCACCGGCGTCTCAAAGGCGGCCATTTTCAGCGCGCCGAAGCTGGTAGGCACCACGCGGGATTTGCTGCCCCAAACGTCCAGATTGTGTACATTCAGCTTGCCGGAGACACCCACCCGGGTCGTGTTAAAATCGGCATCGCTGTCATCGCTGCGGTTGTAGGTGATCTGCATTCCAATGTAAGATGTGGGGTCGAGTCCGTTGACCCAGCCGTACTTGGCGTACTTGCTGCACGCGCCGATGTAGCTGCTGCCCGCCTCTGAGTACAGCACGCCGGTTAATCCAATCGACCCGGTGTTGATGGTGGCATACCATGCGATGTGCCGGTTGTCCAAAAATACGCGCTCACCGGCCTCGGTGCCCATACGTATCCAGGCGTTGTCCAGGTCGTACACGGTGGTGTAGTTGAGGTTATGCAGCTGCCCGGTCGTGATGTTGCCGCCGTTGATGATTGTCTTGTCCTGGTTCCAGGTACTCAAATCCGAGAATGTCACCACGCCGGATAGGTTGATCTGTGCGCTGGTGATCTCTGTTCCGCCTGCCGTCAGCTTGATGGTACTGCTGGTTCCGCTTGTGCTGGCCGTCAGTTTAATTTCGCTCACCGTCTGCTTGATCTCGGTCTTGGTTTCGGCGGTAGTCAGATAGTCGCCGGTGCTGGCCGTCCACGCGGTCGGGGCATTGCCCATCTGCACCATGGGGTGCATGATGGTCAGATCGTTGGTAACGGTGGCGTTGTCGTTGGCTGTGCTTACAAACAGGCCGTCCGCATATCCGTCCGCGGTCGCCGTGAACGCCGCCCAGCGCAGCTTCCAGCCGTTGTCCAGCTCAATGTCCTGCTTCGCATCTTTGAATGCATTGCCGTAATAACTTTTTGTGCCGCTGGAAGATTTTGTTTCAAATTGCAGGAACAGACTGTCTGTGCCTGAATTGAGCTTGTACAGCACGGATGCGCAATAGGTCATGCCCTTGGCAATCACCAGCGTTTTGTCCGCGCCAAAGTGAAAGCGGGTGTTCTGCGCCCTATTGGTCACCCGGACGGATTCACCGCTGATCGTGTATGTCCCTTTTTTGCTCAGATCATTGCCGCCTGCATCCAGGGTCGCATTGTTCCAGTCGTCGGTGCCCACAATAATATTGTTGCCGCCGGTGATCCGCTGCGTTACCGTCTGAGTAATGCTGTCAGCTTTCTGGTCAATCGCGGATACTGATTCTTTAACGGTTTTGAATTCCCGCTTTGTGCTGTCCAGGTCGTTTGAAATGGTTGTGGTGGTCTCTTCCAGACTGCTGACTTTGGTGCTGATGCTATCCGCCTTTTGGCTGATGTTGGAGACATCTTCTTTCAGGCTGTTCACCGTTGCTGTGGTGGCATAATCCTGCAATTTGCTGTCAACGGCATCATTGGCAGCGCTGGTGGCGGTATCCTTCACGTTGGCCGTTACCGTTTCGGTCACTGACTTGGTGACCTCGGTTTTGATCTCGTCAGCGGTCTGCGAAAATAAGCTTTTTGCGCTTTCCTGCGTCAGGTAGTCGCCGCTGCTGGCATTCCACGCGGTCGGCGCGTTGCCGTATTGCAGCATGGGGTGCAGCAGCGAAAACTTGTTGGTGTAGTTGCCGGTACCAGCGTGGGTGGTACCACTGCCCATATCCACCAGCTTTAAGGTGGCGTTGTCCGGCGGCGTCCACAGGCCATACCGCAGTACCCAGCCGTCCGTCTGCTCAATCTCCAGCTGATCAGTTGGCTTAATGGTTGCCCAGCTCTGGCTGGTGGAGTACCCCGCCGTGTAAGCGATTTCCATACAGAACTCATCCGCACCAGAAACGGGTTTGTACATAACAGACAGGCACAATGTCACGCCTTTTGCCACATACGCACCCACCGTTGTCCAGCGAAAATATCGGTTGGAGTTGGTGTTGGCCATGGTCGCCCCGCCGGTTAGTTCATAGGTAATAGAACTGCCGTCGCCGGTATTGCCTTTCAGTTCAGCGTTTTTGAAGCTCTCACTGCCCAGGATTAGGTTCCCGCCGCCGGTGATTTTGGTGTCTTTTTTCACCTCAGAGGAAAGCCCGTCCACCGTTGCTTTCAGTTCGGTGTACTTGCCGGTCAGGTCGCTGGCCTTTACTTCCAGGCCGTCAACGCTGGTCTTGATCTCCAGCATCTTGCCAGTCAGGTTCTTGTAGCTCTGGCTGTTCACGGCGCTGGAACTTTCCCGGCTGGCACTGCCCACGCTCTCAAAGCTGGCTTTG